CAATCTGTTGGTTCTGGAAAGTCGTCGTGTTGGCCTGAGCGCTTTCCGTCGCGCCCTGAACCGTCAGGGGCGCCAGCCCGCTTTGCGTGTCCGCCGTTGTTTGGGCCGTCTGGGCTTGCGCGGCTTCAAGGCTGTTGCGCGTGCGCTGCTGCTGCAAAATCAGCGGATCAAGCGCGCTCTTTTGCTGGAAACTTTCCTGCGCCGCCGCAATGTCCAAAGGCGTCGTGGCGTTCGACAATGCCATCTGATTGCGCGCCAGCGTTAATTGCAGCGGGTTTATGACCGGCGTGATGGCGGGCAGGGACGGATAGTATTCAGCCACGGATTACTGTCCCGGGAGCGATGGTGCCATGTTGGGAGGGCCGCCCTGATCTTGTGGCGCCGGCGATCCACCCGGAGGCGCGCCGCCCATGTCTGCGCTACCCGGACCAAAGGCCGCGCCGCCAGCAGTACCGCCAGCACCCGGAAAGCCGAGGCCGCCCGCAGGAAAGGCGCTCTTGCCCGTGGTCGAGATTTTCTGACGATGCATCCGCGGCCGCGAACCTTCAAGCCGCGGGCTTTTGGGCATTTTGATCTTGGAGATTTTCATGTGCTTCATAACTGCGGTCCTCTATGCGTTCGGGTTGTAGCCGTAGTTTGGATTTCCCACTCCCGGCGGCGTGCCGTAGCTGCTGCCAGAGCCGCCCTGGGTCATGAGGTAATTGCTCAGCGCATTGTTGAGCGCAGACCCGGTGTTGTTAATCCCGCCGGCAATCGCCTGGGCACCCGCCATATTGGCATTGCCCATGTTCGTGGCCGCCTGCATCCCGGCGCTTCCCACCCCGGCCGCGGCGTTCGCGCCAAGCGCGGACAGATTGTAAAGCGGCGAAGTGAGCGAATTATTGAAGTTCTGCAGGTTGCTTACGAGGCCGCCATAGGATTGTGACGCGAGGCCCTGATTGTAGGCCATGGTGTCTTTGAGTTGGCCGCCGGAAAGCAGAAGCCCCTTGGCTGCATCCGAACGATCGACAGCCTGTTGCCCCTGCTGTTGCTGCCACTGATAGCCCGGCATGTTTTGGAGCGCGGTCAAGGCCGAGGCCATTCCGCCCGGCGCAAGGCCCAGAAGCGTTGCAAGCTGATTGGTACCGGCGCCCAGATTTGCCGTCATGGACGGCGCAATCCCGGTGAGGCCGGAGAAAACATTACCGCCGCCGGTAATAAACGGCGAAAGGTCGCTCCGTGTGCGATTGTACATCGACATTTGCGCGGCGGCCGCATCGCTCGCGGCATTGGACTGGATAGCAGCGCTGCCGAGCGAGCCCGCCGCGGAAATTCCACCACCAATAAGCATTGCGGCCGGAAGGCTGATGCAAGCCATCTTATGCGAGCCTCATCCGATAGACGCTTTCCACTGGCTCCGCCCCGAGGCGGTCGAAGAATTGGTGCAGGCGCGGCGACGACTTCGCCCAGAAATGCGGGAAGGCTTCGACCACGCCGCGGAGCCGCAATTCATTGATCGCGAATTGGAACAGCCGCAGCCCGAGGCCGCCTTCGCGCGAATCGGGTGTCACATACCACCCGGTTTGCGTGGCGATTTTCCGCCCGGCACAGACGAGCGAGGTTGAGAGAAACCAGATGCAGTAGCCGATGATCCTGCCCCCGTCCCGGGCCGTGCAGATCACAAGCATCCCGGCGTTTTCGATTGCTTTGGCTTGCGCGACGTCAAAGCGGTAATCGGCCGGATCACACGCATCGACTTCGCGAGTGTGAGCCGCCATCAGCCCGTCCGCTTCGGGCCAAAATCTATCCAATGGTTCGACGGCAAAGGACGCGCTCACGCGGTCACCTCTGCCTTGAGTCGTTCCAATGCCTGAGCACGATTGCGAAGCCGCGCCACGCGAGCCTTAAGATCAATCTGAATATTCTCGCCGGCCAGGCGTGCGTGCCAAATTGGATCGAAGGTCCTCTTCAAGCAGCGCTCGAATATGCTGCCGCAGATCTTCGGGCTGTCCAGTTCGGAGAAGGAACAACTCATTACGCCTGGAAAGGTCGAAAAATCCTCAAGCATTTGAGCCCGGCGCGTTAGCTCGGCATAAGGAACATCGACGCCCTGCTTTTTCAGAGAGGCGTGAATTTCATTGACCGGCCGATGCACCGCGAGAAAGGCCGATTTTGGAAAACGCTCAACCAAACGATGCCAGCCGAGCACGGCGCCGGTTTCGACCGTCCCGCTGCGCAACGACACGGCAGTGAGGAAGTCGGCAACGCTATCGCACTCAACCGCAAGGTCATGTCCGCAAGGAGCGTGCCCCGGATAAGACAGAAAAACGCTGAGCCATTTTGAGCGCGAACGCGGAAGCGTCAGAATAAAAAACGGTGGTGAATTCGCCAAAGCCGCCAGCCCCCGACAGTCGCATTGATCTATGCTGGCTTGGCTTGGCTGTGCTGAACCTGATTTCCGTTTAGCACAGCCGTTTGGCAGACGCTACCCGATCAGCCAATTCGTCCCGTCTGAATAAACCGGCACCGAGCTAGAACCACCGCCCGCGACGATCGAAGCGAATGTCGTCGCGTTCGCATCGGTGACGAAGGCGCGCCCGCCGACGCCCGCCGATGAAGCCGATGGCAGACTGCCGGCAACCCCGACGAACACATATCCGGAAAGAGCCCCGGACGAGAGATTGAGGCCGGCGCCAACGGTGAGTTCCTGCATGGTGCCGGCCGAGCCTGCCGAACGCCCGAGCAAACGCCCATCCGTAACCGCCTGGATCTTCGGATAGGTAACGGCTCCGCCCTGAATATTTCCTGTCGCAACCGAAAGCGCCGCCAGCAGAGCATTGGTGATCGCAGACAAAGCAATTTTGGCCGTGGTGACCGCTTGCGCTGCAATTTTCGCGGTCGTGACCGCACTATCGGCAATCTTTGGCGTCGTTACCGCGCCATCGGCGATTTTGGCGGTGGTGACCGCGCCGGGCGTTATTGAACTGACGCCATTGGCGGTGATCGTTACGTCCCCGGTCATGTTGAAGATGACCGTGGTTTGGTCGATCACGCCGCCATTGCCCTGCAGGGCCGCCCAAATCTGCTGCAGAAAGGCCAGCCCTTGGGGAAGGGCTGGCTTGCCGGTCCGCGGATCAACGAGTTGGAGTTGCGCGAGTGGCGGGGAAACCGGGAATTGTGCGTTGGGGGTCTCGGCCATTAGGCCATGCCTTGCTGCGCATCCACATAGGTTGCGATCAATGCGCGTTGGACAGGATCAGAAATCGTGATTTCGAAAACCCATTGGTAGCCCTGCCCGAGATTTTTCCAGCGCTGCCGCGTTTTATATTCGCCAATCTTTCCGATCGAGCGCGGCGGCTGTTGCGCCGACCATGTTTCGCCCCCGTCCCTTGACCACCGCATCATAACCACCGGCGCGGAGCCTTGTCCGTTCGCCAAGCCGATGCCGGATTGCATGTCCAATTCCAGCGTGTTCATGAAAAGGCGCGTTTTTTCAGCGTGGATTGGCGACGAGTGCGCGAGCATCTGCATCGTGTTGCCGCCCTCATCATAGGCGTTCCAGTCGAGCTTCCAGATTGTCCCGGTCTGAAAATCGCCAATCAGGACCTTGTTGTAGCACTCAGCGGCGCAATTCCCGCGCCACCGCTTGAGGGTGTTGTTGTTCGCGTCCCATGATTCGCGTTCGTGCCATTTGCGGGTCGAGATGTCGAAAACCCAGGAGTGAGGCACGGATGGGAAGGTGAGGTGGATCATCTTGTGGCCCTGGATTGTGTAGGTGAAGCAGAAGGCGTCCGAAATGCTGCTGCCGTAACTCTCAATCGCCTTTTCGACGCCGTGCGTCGACATGCGAATCGGCTCATTGCCCTGCAGCCGGTAGAAAATCCGATCGTCGCCAAGGAAGAAAAGCGCCTGGTCCTGAGCGATGATTGTGCCTGCTGCCGCACATCCGCGTGGAATGACCGCACCGGCGTAGCGCGCAAACGGGAAGGTCTGTGATCCCGCGTCATACCACATTTCAATGTGGGTCGCGCCGAACAGGTAGAGCAGTTGAAGGTTCTTTCCGACCCCGACGAGAAGGCCCGTATCGGCTTCTGCAGAGGCGAAATCGAGGCCGTTGTAGGTGAGGCCATCGAGCAAGGCGGAAAGAAAAAACTGATTCGTGCCGTTGCGGTTGAACACGAAGTAATCATCGAAAAACGTCATGGTGTTGGCGCTGAAAAAATTGGCGCTGTTCACCTGTTGGAAAGCGTCTGTGGCGGTCGTGGCGACGTAGCCGGACTGCCCGTTGATAACCATGACCTGAACGCCATTGTCCGCCATGACGACGGGCTTCGATCCGGAAATCCCGGACCCGATTTTCTTGAGGCCAGCGTTTGCGTTCAGGCGATAGAGCGAGTCGCCACCCACCGCCCATAGATTGCCGCGGTAATTCCACATGCCGCGAATCGGAAAAGTCGGAAGTGTCGCAAAGGCTGTGAGCCCTGGTGCGCCGAACAACGGCACCTGACTTTTCGTTCCTTCCGGTTGCGACTCAACAAAGCAATTTACCAGCCGTTGCGCCGAAAGCTGCAAAGCGCGCGATTCATAGCTCTGGGTTCCGAAAACTACTTCCATTCGAAATTCCCCTGTGCATAACTTTCGTCCGTGTCCGGAGAGAGAGAACCGGGCGCACTGAGAGGGGCCCTATGACTTACGACGAGGCTACGCCAGGCGAGATAGCCGAGGCGAAAAAGATCCTTGCAGCCGGTGTTTCGGCCCATGAGGTTGCGACGCTGTTCGACCGTTCCGTGCATTGGGCGGACCGCATCAAGCGCAGCATGGATTTGAAGCGAGCGCCGGACGCTCGCCGTGGGCCGCATCGTCGCTATCCTATTTCCGCAGCGTAAGACGACCTCAGCCACTCGCCGCCCCTTCGGTCGCGATTGTCTTGCGCCCTTCATACCATGCCATGTTTTCGACCAACCGCGGATTGCCAGGTTCCTTTTCCACGGCGAGCCTGCCCTGTTCAATGGCAATGGACGCCATGCCCAGGTGCCACGCCGCGATGGCGGCAAGATCATGCGGCAGCGCGCCCCAAACCGCCGGATCACAGGTGTACAGTCTCTCCCGATGCGTGATCGCGAGCGCTGACATGGCCGCCCCAAAGCACTCCGGCCACATCGCCATGCGAAACGCCAGGGTAGCCACCTCGCACCACGGCTCGCGCGTTGATGGTGCCTCAGCGGTTGCGCGCCGTGCCCACGCCATCGCCTCACCGTAGTTATCAAGCTCGGCATAGCAGCGCGACATAACGCGCATCGCATAGCACCGCTCGTTTGCCCAGATAGCCCTTGGAAGCGCGAGATAGCGTTTGCACGCCGCAATCGCCTCTTCCCATCGCCGGTGAAATGAAAGCTCGCGGGCGTAATAAAACCCGTTGCGCGGATCGTCGGGTTCTTCCGCGATCGACAATTCCAGCAGGTCGAGATACTGCCCGCGGCTTTTGGTGTTATCCGGTTTGTGGATTACCAGCAGCTTGAAGGTCTCCGCCCAGACTTCTTCAATCCGGTCCGGGACAGGGTATTCGTGACACGGATGATGCCAGCGATAGCCGCGGCGAGCGTGGATCTTCTCGTACTGGAAAACGATCCCACGGCCCCAATCGAAGCCGTAGCGAAGGCGCGTCGTCTCGCCCTCTTTCCATACACTCTCGATTTCCTCACGCCATCCCGGCTGCAGTTCCTCATCGAGGTCGAGGGACACGCAAATGTCGATTTCGGCGGGGACCAGCGCGAGGGCGGCATTTCGCGCCACGTCAAAGCGCCACGGAGAAATGAAAATATCGTGGACGATTGCCCCGTGTTGCCGCGCCAGATCCGGCGTCCCATCGTCCGATCCGGTATCGGCAATTAGTACAAGGTCGGCGCCTTTCGCTGATTCGCAAAAACGCTCAACAAACTGAGCCTCATTTCGCGCGATGGCGTAGACCGCAATTTTCATCCGATGTTGGCCTGGAACAGCGACAGATCCGCCGCGTGCGGCGTATAGCTGGCGTCGAAAAAGCCGGTATTGTCTCCCACGGTCGAATCCACCGTCGCAAACCAGCCGAAGTTGTTAAACCCATCCTTGCGGGTCAGGCCCATGATCGAATTAACAATGCCCGCCGTGGTTCCGCCGTTGTAGGCGGAGTCTACGGCAGACGGAAACCATATCTTCCGCCCCGGATACGCCGCCCGAACCGCTGTAAAATTCGCCGCTGTGATTTGAAGAAACGGATGATAGATAAAAACTTCACAATATCCCTGCACGGCGTCGGTGTTGGTCTGAGACTGACCGCCATATGAACCGACTGTGTTCCCATTCCCTTGCGGATTTGGGCAAGCGCAAACCGGCACGGCCGCCGGTAGGTTATTTCGCGCATAGGGATAGAGCGTTGAAACCGATGTAAGTTCCGTCCCTGTGATTGATGAACCTTGGATTGGCTCATCCTGCGTGACAAATCCGGCGAGGTTGGAATAGCTCCCCAAGAGCGCACATTCCGCCGCGATCAGATTTCCAACCGCAGTCAGTGTCAGACCCGAAAGCCATTCGCTTTGTGTGGTGTATGCGTAGGGGAGATAATTAATCCCCTGCGAAGCCATGTAGTCCATAACCTGCGTGAGCCGCGAAAGGAATGTCGGCGTTGAAATGTTGCCGCTGCGCAGAAAGTCCGCCGCTAGAAACCCGGCCATGAAATTCCCGCCAGCGGCTTTGATCGCGTCAATCGGCGCTTTGAAATCGGCGTTGAAGTTGAACGTCTCCCACATGCCGTCCATGCTGCCATTGCTTGCGCCGGAGCCGTTGACAGTCGGCATCTGAAACATGCCCCACAGTCTCGGGGTGGCTCCACAATGCAAAAGCAGCATTTACCAGCTCGGAACTTCTGTAACGCTGAGGAAGGTTCCAGCCACTCCGAGGTCATTGGTGCCTCTTATGGTCGGGGTGGTCTGCCCGGAATTCTGGAAATATTCCATGGTCATGCTGTCTCCGGCTGCTGCGCCGGTCAAAACCCAGTCTATTCCCGGCACGACGTTGAGCGGTCCGCCAGTTGTCCAGAACACCGTGGTGTAATTGATATTACTAGCGTTTTGAAACAGATAGGACGCCACGGCTGTTGCCGCGGCTGTGCCTGATTGCCAGTATATCCGTCCCGTGATGTTGTAAGTTCCAGGTCGTTTGAGGACGACTGCGCTGGTCCCCGTATTCACCATTAAACCGGTATTATCAACGACGCTTGTATCAAGCGGAACCAAGGTCGGAGCACCATTGACCGAGTTTGCCGTAGACGTGCCGAGACCAATCGTGGCGGTCATCGCAACCGTCCTGCCCGCGACTTTCGTCCATTCGCCAGACGATGAATCGGGACCGTTCCAAAACAACTCCGCTGACTCACCAGCCCACATAATCCGCGAGGCCACGCCGTCGATATTCGACGTTGGCGTGATCGTCGCGAGTTTGGTGCTGGTGTTGGCGATGACGATGTTGCACCGCTCACCATAGAACCGGCCGTTGGCGAGCGAGAATGTCGCCCCGGCCGATGTGAGCGTTATGAGGTTTACGCGGCTCCGCCCGCGCAGCAGAGCGCCGGCGGCGGTCAAGGCGTTCTTGGTTCCGACCGGGTAGGCTGCCGAAACCATCCCCTCCCAATTCGTTCCGTCGCTGACGAGGCTTGCGCTTCCGCCCGGCTCCAAAACGATAAGCGAGCCCTCACCGTTGATGGTCGAGGTCGTCGTGGTGATTGTCACATCGCCGGTGTTCAGGTTTACGAACGTCGCGCCCCATCCGGACGCGAACCCCGCGGACCCGGCCTGGGGAAGAGTGACCGCAACGCCAGAGGTGTTGGATAACGTAACGACCTTCGCCTGATCGCCCGTCAGGACGGTGTAGGTCGTACCCGTCTGCTGGTTGAGCGGCGCTGTCGTGCCAACGGTGAACGTGCCCGTCCCCGGCGATGGCGTGATAACTACGTCCGGCGTGGCGGCCGTAACGCTTACGCCGCTCCCCGATCCAGTCGGGCCGGTCGGCCCCGTTGGGCCAGCACCAGTTGGACCTGTTGGACCCGCAGCACCAGGAGCACCACCAGCGCCGGTACTACCGGTCGGACCGGTAGGCCCTGCCGCGCCATTCGCGCCTGTCGGACCGGTGGGGCCATTGCCGGCGCCAGTGGGGCCAACCGAACCTGTCGGGCCGGTCGGCCCCGTTGGGCCAGAGCCGGTTGGTCCGGTGGGACCGGTGGATCCGCCGGCGCCAGCAGTACCCGTTGGTCCTCCCGCACCCGTAGGACCTGTTGGCCCTCCGCTTGGGCCAGTCGGACCGGTTGGGCCGGTCGCTCCGCCACCGGAACCGCCGCCAAAATTAAGGGTCCAAGTGTTTGCCGCAGTTTTGACGAGCGTTCCAACCTGGTATTGGCCGGTCGTCGCCACGGTACCGGAAGCGGCGTTAAGAGTGACCCCGGACCCTGCCGCGATTGTAACCGCGCCGGCGCCCGCTTGCTCGAATTGGATAACCGTCCCTTTTTGGAAGGTGGGCAGCAGCGAGGAATCACGCGGAATGGTCGCGGTTACAGCGCTCGCGGACGTGAAACTGATGTGAGTTTGGTTATCGTCCGCGACAAATGTGTAAGACGCCGCAGAGACGGACTTGACGCCCATTTCGGCAAGCAGCGCACCGGGTAAATTTGTCCTGCCCATAAAATTTCTCCTGTCCTATCAGCGTCCCGCGCCATAGGCGCGACCAAAATAAATACTCTGCGGTTCGCGGTCCCACCCTTGGACCATTTCAAGCTTTTCGGCTGCGGTGACCTTGATGCGATCGAAACGCTCGGCCGGGACCGAGTACATCGGCATAAGCTCTTTCGCCAAATTCCAGTCGAGGCAGTTGGTCCATTCGTCCGGAAGATCCGGCTCATCATCGACCGAGACAAAGCTTTCGATCGGCCGGTAATAGGTGAAGCGCACACCATTGGTCGCATTTGTCGGCTGCGGCCAAACGAAGAACTCCCCCTGAATTCGCGCCGGATTGTAATAGGCTGAAGTGACCGTCCCGGGCGAGTTTTTGTTGGTGAGGTCCATGTACTCTTGGCGCGAAAGCATTTGCCCAGGCGCGTAACCCATGGGGGTCTCAATGAGGCCCTGGTATTGCAGCCGGCGCGATGATGGCACGCGCAGGGGCCGCACAATGTCGGTGGTGTAATCGAAAACGAAATTGCCATCGGTCGCGCTCGAGGGCGCCGGAGCGTTCAGCCCGATTACCTGCCCGGCAATGGTTTTAACCGTCGTCCAGAAGGCCGCGCCGGTATCGAGAACAAAACCGAACTTGTCGCCAACAACCATGCCCGTGGGATCTACGACGGTTACCGATACGGCCGCCGCAGCAACGGCAAACTGCAGCGTCGTGAGTTTATAGGAATAGGCGTCCGCGCAATGGTCCGTCGAATCGTTGCCGAGCAGGTACCGCACTTGGCCCTGCTGCAAAAACAGGATGGCCTCGCGTTCGGTCCAGATATGGATGCCCGATGTTTCCCACTCCTTCACCATCGAATTGAGCGAGCGCATCCCGGTTTTGAACATGCCGGCAGACGGGGTTTCGTCCTCATTGATGGTGCCCATGATCTGAAAGGCCGCGGTGATAATCTCAGTCGCAACCTGACTGTACCGCGTGACGCCAGAGGTGATTTGGCTTGCTGGTCCGCTCATGGCCCTGCACTTCTGTAATTGGTGACCGTGTTGCCGTTTGCAGCCGTGCCCGGGAGCGCGTCCGTAATCCGGATTGATCCGGCCGGCGCCGCGACGTTCGAAATCGTGGTGTTGAAGTAGGTCCCGCTGTCCAGCATGACCCCGACAAGGCTTCCGGGCCCAAAGCTTTGAACCGAGTCGACGGCAAGCACCGTGTCGCCGATCGCGGCCGCGGCGGTCAACATGGTCGAAACCGGACCGACAAATGACGCCGGCGGAAGCGGCCGGGCATTGGCGACCGCCTGATTGTCCGGAACGCCGGTCACCAGGTCTTGCGGTTGCCGTGGCTCCCAGAAGCGCTCATCGACAATGAGCCCCTGCCATTCTGGGCGCGTCCTTTCGGCGCGCACCGTGAAGCCGGATTGATCATCCTGACGCCACCAGCTTCCGGCGCGATACTGCCTTCCAGGCTTTCTTCCCACTAGGACACACTCACGGGTTGAATCTCCTTCCACGTTTTGCCGTGGATGGCCTGCCAGATTGTAGATTTATTGATTCGCATTTCCCTCGCGATTTGCGCGACCGCAACGCCGCTTTCGAACTTTCTTTTGGCGGCGCTGACCAACTCAATATTTAAGCGCACGCTGCGGGTATTCCGATTTTGCTCCGTCACTGTCGCCCATCGCACATTGGATGGCTCGTAGTTGCCGTTTACGTCAACGCGCTCAAGCGTGTGAAGCCGGGATGGCGCGCGGCCGAGGTCAGAAAGAAACGCCTCAAAACTATCCGTCCACCGTTCGCAAACGGTAATGCCGCGCCCACCGTAAATCGGATAGGCGCGAGATTCCGGGCGCGAACAGCGCTCCTTCATGCCGCACCATGCTCGATATTCCTTCGTGGACGATTTTGCTGTCTGTGGCCCATTGCGACCACGCCTTCTCATCCTAGCAAGCGGATGCCCATGGTTTCGCCAAGCCTGATAATGGCGGCGGCAGAAATTGTGGCCGCTGGCCTCTTCATCGCAGCCCTTGATGCAGCATAAGTGTTCAGGGAACGGCAACGACTCCGATTTTGCTCGTGGAAGTGTGCGGGGCGGCCCTTTTTTCATGCAGCCGCAGGACCTCGTGTTGCCACGAATCAGGGAATGACGATTTACAGGTTTACGATTTCCGCAATCGCATTGGCAGAGCCAGTTCCGGCATCCTCCATTGCCAGGTCCAGCATCGGACAGTGCGACGAGCATCCCAAACCGCAGTCCCGTCAGGTCGGATGGAGCCTTGCTCATTTTCGCCTCAGCAGGAATTCGCGTTGATGGTGAAATGGGCGACGTCAGAAATCAGGTGTTGCGGGGTCGCATCGTCGTAAGTGACGTATGCGCACCATTTTCCCGCCTGATCGACCTCGCCGGACTGGAACGTGTATTGGGCATAGGTATTGGCCGGGAAAAGCCCGTCCGTGGTGATCACATCAGCATTGGGCGCGGTCACATCCGGATTGGTGCGCGTGAAGGTGGTGCCGTCCGGCTTGGTGAAGGTGATTGAAAGCGCGCTAAACCCGCTCAGGTCAAACCCCGTCGAGAAACGAAAGAGCACGCCCCATTCATTGACGTTCATGGCCGCAGCCCCCAACCATCGAATTTCTTTATCATGTAATTGTCACCGTTACATCGCCGGCCGCCGCGGTCGTCGAAACTCCGCTCAATGCGGATTGCACCATACGCGACGGGTTCACAGATCCCGAAAGCGCGCGCGCCGAAACGCCGCTTATCGAAGCCGCCACGGAATAGGGTTCCGGACCTGACGGCTTCAATTTGCCGATGCAGACGATCGGCGTGTTGTTCATCGCACCCACCGCCGGAACAGGCGTGTTGCGCATGATCGAAAAGACCGGGAAGGCTTCTGGAATGGGAGGTGCGTGCGCCACGACGCTTCCGGCCACGCCAAGCGCCGAAACTCCCAGAGGTGCCCCGGAGACACTTGGCGTCACGTCGCCCGCCGCACCGGTCGCAGAAGCGCCACTGATCGCGGTACTTCCGCCAGAGCCCACGGTAACCGGGTTGGCCGCGCCCGTGGCTGATACTCCGTCGACGGTGCCGCTTCCATCATGGCTTGCACTTGTGGTTACCGGATTGGCGGAGCCGGTTGCCGCAACACCAGCAAGCGATATCGTGCCACCGGTGCTGACCGTGACGGTGCCTGCTGAGCCGGTAGCACTGGCGCCTGTGATAGAAACATTGGTATCGGACGAGTCCGCCGTAATGGCGAACATCGTTGTAATGCCCTGATTTGAAGAGTCCGGCCAGGATGAGGATGTTAATGCGTAAGCAAGGCTGGTCTGCACCGAGCTAACGCGCTTGTAATCAATCTGGATTGAGCAAAAATTGGCGCCGCCTGAGTTCGTCGTTTCGTTGAAGTTCGTCCAGCCCGCGGCCGGAACCCCGGCGTTGACATTTGGCTTCCACGTCGTCGAAATCGCCAGGATAAGATCGTTGGGTCGATCGGTCGAAATCGTGCCCGAGTAAAGGTTCGTGCCCGTCACCACGACGTCGGACAAATTGGTCGCATTGGGATCAACCGGAGCGGCGGTCCATGCACCGTTCACCCCGAAAACGATGAACGTGCAGTCGTCTACGGCTCCGGACAAAGTGACCGTGACCGCCTCTCCGCTAAGCGTGCTTCCGCCATTTTGGGCCACCCAAATTTCGCCGGTGACGTTATTGGCGCCGCCGCTTGTAAATGAGTGAATTGGGCTGAACGTCAGATGTGCAGAGGCGACCGAAACAACCGAGCGTGGGGAGCTTCCCTCAAACCCGACGACACAAATCGCATAATCGTTAGGATCAAACGACGGGTTGGCGAGGTTGCTCGATCCGGGCCCGGCACCGGAAAAGATGCCGCCGCCGGTAATATGGGCGTTGAAATTTGGCGCGGTCATCCCGCCCCATGCCTACAGCAGCCGGAGAACGGCGGTCGTGCTGTTGTTGGTCGGCAGAATAATGGTGAATGTGCCGGCGCTGACCGATTGGGTGCCGCCAAAACTGCCGACATAGACGGCCTTATTTGACGAGGACGAATTGTAAAACATCGTCCCGTCCGAAGAGAATGTGGCCGTGGTCCAGGATGGGTTCACGCTCCATGACCAATAGGCCGTAGTGCCGGTAAGCGCCGGCGTCGTGTTCTGCGCTGCTGTCCAAGCGAACCCGCCAGCGGAATAGCCCGTGCCAGTCACTTCATCGGAATTGCCGGTAATGTCGGAATAGTTGACCGACCCCGCGCCGTAGACGCCGGTTGGTGTCGCTTTGATCAGCGCGGCCTTGAACACGCTGCCCGTGGTCGTGGTGTAGTTGTGAAACCCCTGGGCGAGTTCAGCCTTTGCAGACGAAGGAAAGGCAGTCGTGATCGAGCCCATCGGCTACTACTCCCATCGCACGGCGAGGTCCGCCGCGGTCCGCAAATTCTGATAGATCAGGTCCCGCATGATCGCGGCAATCCGCTCGTGGCCGAAATTATGCTGCCATGGCGTGCCTTCGGCATACCGGCAGATCGCGCCCTGGGCCGCGTTAGCATCACGCCAAAGCACCGCTTCGGAAGCATCGGCGCGGACGGCCGCAAAGAGTTCGCGCAGGACGCCACGGGTCTGCTGGCGAAGGGCAGAGGCAAACATGCGGCGCTTGTCGGAAATCTCAGCGTCACACTCGAATAGCTGGTCGCAGGTCAGATCAGCCCATGATTCGGGTGTGTGGTTGCCGCCATTGGTAACCAATACGCGGACCTGCCCGGCTACTGCATCGCCCTGTACGGGGATCATTGCTGAATACCCTTCCGCAGCAGCAGTTCGACAGTGCCCGCAACGCCAGCAGCCAAAGCCGCATCAGGCTTCTGGGTGAAGAGGATCTTGCCGGTAGCGCCGGTGAGAAGCGTCCGCACGCCGGAGGTGATCGTATAGGGCTGCAAACCACCCTCTTTGAAGAGAAGCTGTTTGCCGAAGCCGAACAGTTCCCAAGCCGGTGTCGCGCTTGTCGCGTCCCAGATGACGCCTACCGAGAACCCCGCCGCCAGATTGTAGCGCATCCCGATAATGGTGATGTGCGGCCCTGGGTAGAGCGTATTGCCGGCGATCGTCACGCCCATGTCGCCGGACGAAGTGGGGTCCGCAGCGACATAGCCGGAAATCACATTCGAGCCGTCGCCCACAAAGTTGTAGACCGCTTTGTAATTGCGAAACCCGTTCTCGAGTACCGACTTGGTGATAGTGAGCGCGGCCACGCGGGCTTACCTCTTAAACCTGAGCAACGCCAAACATGCCGACATTGGTGCCGAGATTGGCCTGTCCCGGACTAACCCGGATGGTGAGCCGCTTCGACCCGTCAGAGGCCGACTGCACCGCATATGTCCCGCGCACATCGCCGAGCAGATTGGTCGACGGTGACGTGGTGACCGCGCCGGTAAATCCGGTGTTCGCCGTGATCAGCGCATCGGCCCAATAAATCAGGGTTTCGCTGAACCGCGCCGCGCGGATGGGAAGCCCGAACGTGTCGGTCGTGTTGACCGAATAATTCTGCGCATTGGTAAATTGCGGCACAATCGAAATGACATATTTAGCCGCCTTCAACGTCGCGACGGTATTGACGCCAGCAGCCACGGTCACAAGCTGCGTCCATTGATAGCCGTAAGCATCCGCACAGGTGACGAGGAAATTGCCGCCCGCGCCGGCCGAGACGCCGGTGATCGAAATGCACCGACTGAGCATCGTGCTCATGTCGTAGGAGTTGTTCGCGTAAAGCCCGTCAGGCCCGGCAAGGCCGTAATTGATCAGCGCCGGCGCGCCATCGAGGATCAGCGATCCGGCAGGGATCGTTACGCCTGGGTTGCCAAGGGGTACTACGCCGCCGGTGGGAACGACCGTAATGCCGGTCGAGGCAGAGGCCAGCGCCATTGCCGTGCCGCTAACGACATGGGCGGCCGCGGCGACCGTGCCAAGCCCGAGGGTTGCCGGAACCGCATCAAGCACGCGGTAATCCGCAACGCCCATGCCGATCCAGCCCTTGCGGCTGACGTTGTACCCAACGCGGCTATCGAGCAGACCGTTACCGCCGTAGACGGCGCCCGGGCCCTGTTGCGGATTATTCGAGCCGCCATAGCTCGGAGGGTTGCGCGAGCCATAAACGACGAGCGGACCGGAAAAGGCAGTTTTCATAGAAAATTCTCCTTAGACTGTTAAACCGCCTTGCTCGTCTCGCCGCGCGGGTTGGTCAGGAGAGGCGACGCCCGCCGATCACGAATCCGAACAATTCTGCGCGTCTAGCCCTTCGACCGGGCCTTACGCGCCCGGCGTGCCGAAATAGCCGCGCCAGTCGGTAACGCCGCACGAAAACCGCATGTACTGAACGGCCTTTGCGTTCTTCGTGTCGAATTCATTGTCGGTGTCGAAGGTCGGCTTGTCGCGCCACAGGAAGCGCGCGCCATAGGGCGTGTTGGTGCGGATGAACCATGCCGTCGCCGACAGGAAATAGTGGTTTACTTCGATCCCCTTGGAGAACATGCCCGACGCCTTGATGACGTTGATGGCGTTGTTCGCCGTATCGTTCTGCAGGATCGAATGGACGATGCGGTTGGCGTCGTACCACTGAGTCGGCGAAATCACGAGGCATTGCGGAATGAGGCTGACCTTGTTTCCGCGATAGTCGGTCGCCTGCATGATCTGAACGCCCAGATCTTCAATCGCCAGTTCCGACAGGTCCGCGGAGGTCGAGAGAAGATTGGACTGATTACCGGTGAGCGTCGGATGCGAGGCCGAAATGAAGGCCGCGCCGTCGCCAATCGGATAGGCGGTGTTGAACGCCTGATTGAAGATATTGGCGGCGATCACTTCTTCGGTTTGGCGGCCAGCAAAGGCAAGCATCGTGGAGCGGCGCTTTGAGACCACTTCGTAAAGGTCGTCGCGCAACTCTTCATAGGTGACAATATAGCCGCCGGCATACGGGACATGGGTGTAACGGGTGACGGCGCCCTGAACTTCCGTGTCGTAAGTGACCGCCTGCCCCTGATCCTTCTCACGCAACAGCCCGAAGCCGGAGATTTCCACGTCCTCTTCGTAAGCCTTGTCGGAGGTCTCCATGTCGAAGAGTTCGGGATATTCCTGTTCGTGCTCGGCATATTGCCGGCCCCACCAGGTCTTGATTCCAGGCCAGAGTGCTTTGGGGTGTGCGCCAGTAGTGATAACGCCGCCAACCGTTGCCATGTCTTTTGCTCCTTACATTTCCGCCGACGTGACCGATTAGATGCCCGTGGATTTCCACAGACCGGCGAGGTTGAAGCGGACGACCCACTTCGCGTAGTTGCCGATTACATTGTCCGGACCACGCGCCAGGCCGAGGATTTTGACCTGCAGATTTGCGCCGTTGCCGACAGTGGAGGAGTCCAGCATCCAGCCTGAGAAGCCGGTTGTCGTGGATCCCGAGCCGGCGACCATGTTCGCGTCCTCAAAGGTGGATGAGGTAATCGCGATGGCACCGCCAACCGAGTCTTCCTGGGTGACGTACAAGACGTTGGGATCGTCGCAGACGAGGCCGTAGGCGAGGATGCCGGACTGGACGTAAACGGGCAGGTCGCGGGTGACCGTGAAAGCCGCGCCGCCGGCATTGTTGCCCGGGCCGTTGGTCAGGCCAACGAAAACACCGTTGATGTAATTTGAGGAACCGGCACTCGCGATCGTGGCGTTTGGAACGCCGTTCGCGTCAGAGGTGCCAAGGGCAACAATCGGGTCGCCCAAAAAGATGTTCGAAGCGTCCGCGGCCGGGAAGCAATACAGACGGCCTTGGCCGCTCCACATCGTCCCATTGTTGCTGATGGGGCGCAGACCAAAGGGGGAGTTTGCATTTGCCATTGCCGTCTCCAAAAAAGCGTTGCGTCAACCGCGCGGACGGTAAGTCCGCAGTTACGAGGTCTTTGCTCGGCTATTCTTGGTTGGGCTTGGGCTGGCTAAATCACGCTACGGGGGACAGGATCTTCAATGATCCGGACCATTTCTTCCCGTGGTGAGTAGAATTTGTTGGCGTCTGATTTATGGGTGGTGCCGCTTGGGGCACGGACCGGATTTCTCCGGATATCATCCATTCTCGCCTGGGCCTCGCGGTGGTAGGCCGCCTGTTCTTCTTCCCAGATCACTACCGGGATTTCCATTGCGAAGCCGATCAGTTCTGCGTTGTTACGCCCGCCGCCGACTACGCGCTTTACTGGCTTGCCTTCTCTGTCCTTAACGTGGGTCCAACCCTCACGCAGCTTTTCTTCGATTCGCCCCGGCGTGTCATTGAACCAATGCCGCTTATATCCGCGACGTTGTTCCAGCGCAAGCTTCTGTGAAAACGCGCCGAAGGGTTTGCGCTGTTTGCGGATGCGTTCGACTTCGCGCTGATACGCTTCCATGTCGAAATCTTCGCCAGGTTCAACGAGCAGCGTTGCATCGGCGGTCAGAGCCGGAGGGGGAGGATTTTGGATTGGGAGTTCGCCCGCCGCCGCAGCAGCCATGAGTTCCGATTCCGGGATCTGTTCCGTCGCGGGACCTTTTTTGCCGTTATTGGACATTGTTGCGCTCCCTACGCCGCTTCTGCTGCATGTCGGCCAGAACGTCCGCACGCGGATTGTTATAAAGCTTCATGAATTGGGCCTCGGTGTAGCCCGGCATGGATAGTTTTTGCCGCTCGAATTCGCGCCGCGCTTCGGCCCGTTCGGCAGGGTCGGTGATCGTGTTGATCCCATTGGCGCGCTCACGCGAACCGCCGCCGCCGCCGCCGGATGGTTCCTCAACCCCCATGCGCGGACGCTGGCGATTGCGCGGCTGTACGCCGAATTTTTCCGGATAGCGCGCCACCACGGCTTCCTTTGCGAGACGGAGATTTTCGGCGAGCGAGAGACCCGGGGCAGTCGCCTTGAGCGATACATGCTCGGCGTTCATTTGTGCCGCCAAAACCGGATCTGTCTGGAACCACGGGTTTTCCTTCACCCATTGCGCCGCAACCGGATCGACCTGCTGATTGTTCGGCGGAGGCGGCGGAGGCGGGTCGTTGGGCGGAGGCGCATCCGATACGGCCGGACGACGCGCCGGGGCTTGCCCATTGGGCCGTTCCAGGCGCGCCATTTCAGCTTCGGCCGCGTCGTATTGTTCAACATTGCCATCAACGACTGCCTGCCGCTGGCGGTCTTTTAGTTCGGCCATGGCGCGGTCGTAACCGCGCTGTTCGGCCTTTACATTCGCGTCGCGCAGGTCACGGGCAAGCTGTGTCATTTCCGACATTTCATTGCGCAACTGGACGACTTGCGACTCAAGATTGGCCGCCTTGTCTTTCCACTCTTTGAGGTCTTTGCGGATGAAGGGCACGAAGTCGCGCCCGCGCTCGAGGAATTCGCGCGCACCCACAAAGTCCTTCGGGTCTCCGCGGTACTCTGAAATTGGACGCCAGCCCTGCCGGCGAGCTTCCGCTTCCAGTGCCGCAGAATCGTCCTCTTCGGGCGGTTCCTCAACCTCGCGAGTTTGCCGCTCAATTTCCTGTGGATCAATTTCCGGATCGTCCTCTGGGTCGCTTCCCGGGAGGCTCGATTCAACAACTGCACCCCTAGCCATTGCTGTTCCCCGCTTGCTGTTCCGGTTGTTCATCGCTCGGAATGGGCTCGTAAACCGCGCCCACGTTGCCGTAGGTCATGAGCCGGTAAACCAGCCCGTCCCGGCCGCGGACCTGTGAGCCCGCATAGCGTTCGACCTGAATATGGTCGCCCGGCACAGGCTTGACGCCCGACCACTGGCTACCATCATCGTTCAGGCGGAAGGCGCTTCCGCCAACCGCGACGAGAACGCCGCTTTCGGCGCCCATTTGCAGGCGTTCTTGATGATCGAGGGTGAGATACGCGCCGCCGGCGGTCTGTTCCGAGACGGTATCCATCAGCACCAGAACATAGACCCCGACGCAGCGAATTCCCGAGGTGTCCTTCCCGTGCCATTGGGCCGGGATATATTCAGCGTTAAGCCTACTGACCGGTTTTGGCGCGGTCGGCGCCCTCTGTGCTTCCGCCATTTTCCCTTTGCTGAGCTAAGCTAAGTAACTCGTAGAAGTTTTTTATACTGTCCAAATCTAGTGTCTGCAATTCTTGGAGGCACAAGACGCGGGCGCGTAACTCTTCCGAGCGATGCTTTTGCTCATCAAGTTCCCCCGATTCCCACAGGGCCAGGGCCGCCGCCCGGTAGTCCTCCGCCCGGTGGAACAGGTAGCGCAGAACCATTTGCGTTACCGGATGGTGGCGCCACTGTTGGTAGGCTACTTGCGAGAGGACCGCTACCAGCGGGTTGGGGTGCGATGGGGGCGGGTCCTGGGCTTGGGGGTTCTGGGCTTGGTCGTTCATTCGAGACCTGTCTTGCTCTTTCCTGGGTTGCCTTTAAGTGCATGTTGTGGCCGTGAACCTTGGCATCGACGTCGGCCGCCTTCACCGTCGTATTCAGCGCCTCAATGTGCATCCGCATAACTTCAAGCTGCTTGTCGATCCAGTCCATTTCCGGGCCGGAAGCTTTGGCGCGCGCCAGCGCCATGTTGAGGACCGCCTGACTTTGATCCTTCAATTCCGCCGCCCGGGCACGGCCGATATTCGCCATGGTGAGGGCAGTTTCGGCCTGTTGATCTGGTGAGGGTCCCGGCGGCTGCTGGACCAAGAGCTTGTCGATCCGCTCGATTTGCAGGGCTTCGAAATAGCGCCGGCGCACCTCCATGGGATTGCAAAGCGGGTCGTTCGCGAATTCCTTAATCGCGATGGCCCGCCCCAAGCGTTGCATGTCGGTCACTTCGCGCGGGTCCGAAACCGGTTCCACGCCGCCGCCCAAGCGGTAATCCTCTGGCTTCACCACGCGCCAGGTGTCGCCAATCCGGTAGCGTTGGTCCCGCTGCAGGAACAGCCTGTTCAAGCGGAACAGCTTGGCGAATTCCGATTTCAGCGAGCGATAAATGCGTTGATGGATGGCGGTGTAGGTCCGCATCCCTTGGCTGATAAGAAGCACAAGCGTCGTGGGCTGAATGTTTGCGAGCCCGGCCGCGTCGGCTGAAATGATGTTCTGGGTTGCCGCGATCTGTTCGGCCGCTTTGGTCAAGAAGCCGAGCAGTTCGAATAGCACCTGATTGGGGCCCGGGAAGGGGAGCGGCATAACCGAGTCCCGGATATTGCCGCCTTTGGTGTTGACCGGTTTGTACTCCCCGAGCCGGAAATTGACCGGTCCCGCGTGCAGCGAAAGCGAGGTGCCGACAAAGCCGCCGCCGGCGATCTGCAGATGGCCCGCATCAAACATTTGGTTCATCGATGTGTTGATGGCTTCATTCAGCGGCTTGAGCAGATGGCCGAAGCCGATGGGATAGGAACCGCCGCGGGGATCGGGAAAAAACGGGTAAAGCGTGTAGTGGTCGACAGGCTCAATGCGGAGAATTTCCCCGTCCCGGTCGATAATCCCGATTGCCTCATAGCGGGCGACGATGCGGACGACCTTCGAACTTTGGCGGTGAACGGTGACAATCAGGGGCTCGGGATAGCCGTCGCCGTCCAGATCATAGCGCCGATGCTGTTCGATATATTCCTGTGGATTGCTGCTGTCCCCGGGCTCGCCGGGATCATCAACCGTGCCGCCAACCCCGTACTGAATGGTCAGGAAATTTTCATCGTCGCGTTCGCGCTCCTCGATTTCATAGGGCTGCAGGGTGAAGAGTTCGGAGTGGCGCGGCGCCTCTGCAAAGGACTTCGCGTTTTTATTCCAGACAATGTTCATCAGCGAAACGAGTACCGATTCGTTCCGGTCTTTGACGAAATTGCGGTAGGTTTTGCGCACCGCGCCGCCGACGATCGGAAGTTGATGCAGGAGCGTATCGGTCTGCCACTCCCAATATTCCATTTCGTCGAGCAACTGCCAGGACATATGCTCGCCGACCTTATCGGCGCGGATTTGCTTGGCGCCCGGCGCAACAAGCCAAACCGGTTGATTGTCCGGACCCAAGATCGGCGCCGAGTTCGGGTCGCCATCCTGTGTTGCCGGCGTGCCATCATCGCCGCCCCAAACCATGCCACGGACGATGTTCCGCCCCCGGACGATGGCGGGGTACGTCATGGCCGCGAATTCAATCGCGGCGCGGGTAATCAGCGGATAGATGATGTTGGAGGCTTTCGGCCACGGATATTGCTTTTCCGTCGCCACTTGGGTCGCGAATTTCAGCGCCTCTTCGGCTTCCTGTTTCCACTCGCCACGGGTGTTGTCGTCGATATCGAATTCCCGGACGACCAGCATCCCGAGTTCGCCCAGAAGCCGGGGGTCGACGTCGCGGGCGATGTTATGATTGTCGATCCAGTCGACAAGCTGCTTTTTGACGTCCGCCGGCGGCTCAGCTTTGAACGGGCGCTGTTCTTCCAGCCCGTCCCCATCTTCGTCGGGTTCGATCAGCGTGTCAGTGTCGCCGGGGCGTGAGAGCACCGGAAGAGACGATTCTACGAGAGCCAAGCGGCAATCCCCCCGAGCAGCGCCGGCGAGATTTACGCGCAAACGTCCCCGCTGTCACCCGGCAAAGGCCATCGTGACAAGGGACTGCTTTGCGGCTTCCAGCATCAGAACGGTTTGCGCGACGTTTTGCCGGGACGACATGATCACGAACCGCCCGTCCTGGGTGACGCCGACGACGGCGGCAATCTTTAGGTTTTTGGCGAGCGCGGCATTGAGTACGTCGCTCGGTTCGGTGGGGGATGGAAGATGGACAACTTCTGCAGCCATTGGCCTTCTCTCTCTCAAAAGGCGAAACGCCAGCCAAGACCGCGAGGAAATGACCGGCGTTTCTGTTCCGTGGCCCTAGGACGGACGACGGACATTCCGGCATCAAGGCGACGGCGAATTGGTATTCGTATTCGTCGACGTGTCTGTAGCAGTTGCGGTCGAGACAGCCGTGGACGTGGTGTCCGTCGCGGTCGCGGTCGGAGTGGGTTGACCCGGAGGCGCGGTGTTGTTCGCAACCGCCTGTGCGAGGCTTGCGCTCGATCCTTCGATCGAGGTCGCAAGGTCGGAAAGCGCTTGCAACTGTGCGGGGGTCGCGCCGGCATTAGCCGCCGCGGCGAGAGCGGCCGCCAACTGTGCGCTGAGGCCGTTCAGAAGGGTAATTGCCGAATTGACCACATTGTTTTCGGCTGAAACATCGCCCTGCAGTTTGGCAATGGCGTCGTCGGTCTGGGACATTCGAATCTCCAATTCTTTGAGTTTGCCCAAAATCAGGTCGAGCTTTTTATCCAATCCCGAAAGATCCGACCTCTTCATCCCCCGGCTCCAACCTTTGATCATTCTGGCACCGCCGCGTTGGCCTGGATTGTGTCATATGACGCAAAGGCCAGCGCGCCGCATAGTTCCAGATCCGAACAGTCCCCGGTTCGCAAAATCGCAAATCTGCCATCGGGCCGCAGTTTGACGGCAACCACCCCGCAAATCTCTCCCGATTCGGCCTGGGCCACAAGCTTGCGCAATTCTTCGATCAGATCTTCGTTTCGGTTTTTGGAAAAATCGACTTCCCGGATGTTGCTGGCTTCTGCCATTCATTTCACCTTGCGGCTGATATGGTTCGGCCGAATTCGCTTGTTGTGGAATTCGCCCATGGAATTCGCCCCCGTAAACGAGACATACCTTTCCGGCGGCACGTCGTCGTATTCATAGGTCTGATTGTTGGTGAAGGTGACCCGCAGCTTGCGCGTCCCGGGATCGTAGGAATGACCCTTAATCGCCGTCGACTGCTTTTCCGGTATCATGGTCATGTGAGCGGTTTTACCCCATCGGCTGCACAGAGTATGCGGAATTTTTCTCGCTCCAAAAGCGTCACCGCCTGTTCGATCGTAAGCCCGCTGTCATAAGCGCGCGTAAGCGGTTCGGTCACATTGCCGTCGCGGTCCAGCCGGCGCGACCCGTAAACAGCGAGGTAAAAGGTTTCGACGGAGATTTCGCCGGCTTCGACTTCGGCCACGAGCGCTTTAAGGCTTTCGAGGGCACCAGGGTCCTGCCTAAATCCGGAAGGAACGACCTGCATCAGTACCCCGTGACTTTGGATCTTCCCACCCCTGAGTCGAAGTCCCGTTCTGCAGCGCGACCAGCGATCGACTCGAAATCATCACGTTGATCCGATTGCGTCAAGCCGCCGCCGAAAAGAATAGTGCCCGTGTATTCCACGCAGTTCATAATGTCCGAATACGGATGGTTTTTGTCGGGTTTTGTGGTGTAGCGCTCGGCTTTGGTCATGAGCCGTTTGAAGTGGTACCCCCCGAGCATCGCCTTGCGGAGCGTTTTGCAGCGCTTGTGCAGCACCATTTGGGGCTTGCCATTGATCAGCGTGCGCAACGGCTTACGCACCGATTCGAGCCGGATGGCGACCGATTGAAGCCCGGGCTGCATGGCGATCCCCTTCGCCTGACAGATATCGAAGCAGGTCTTTTCGTCGGTTTCGGCCCGCTCGCTTCCCGCCGGATCCCCGTAATCTTCGAATTCGGCCTCGCCTTTGAACGACCGGGAGCAATGCGTAAGCACCTCATCGGAGAAGCGGTCGATCCCCATTTCCTCAGAAATCATTTCGTCGAAAATCAGCCAGCGGCCATCCGGAAGGACTTGCGAGAACGAGCACGCCGGGGTTAGTCCGAAATCCCACCCGCGGTAAATCGGGAGCCCTTTGATCGGCTCGATATTGTCCCGCAAATGCGCTTCGTCGGAATATTCGGTGTAGACCCGGCGATCGTCGGAAACGAAACCGTACTCACCGCCGACATAGACTTTGATCCACTCTTTCGACTTGCCGACACAGAGGCGCGGATAATATCCCGGCGGCAGGTTCGGCACGTTTTCAGCGTCCGCCGACAGGCCGGATGGTTGATGAAAGATTGCCGCGAAATCGGACGCTTGGGCGCCGGCTTCAAACATCCCGGACTGCCGCAATTCCTCAAAGCTCCTTTGCCAAACGCCGTCCTCAAAGAATTTGTAAAAGGTCGAATCGGTGTCCGGCGGGTTGGTATCCATCCAGAGCCCGAACCATGTCGGGCCGCCATCGCTTTGCGCGGGGTAACGACCGCAGCGGCCTTGGAGCGCGTCGACAATCGCCCAGGGAATTTCCCGCACCTCATTGATCCAGCCGCCGGTGATATCCAGCGACAGCAACTTTTTGATATCGTCGGGCTTGTCCAGCGCGCGGAAGAGGACTTCGAATTCGCAGCCCTTGAAGGCTTTGACCACATAGCGATGGTCTTGCGCGTACCAGCGGCCGAAGTGCTCGGGCGGCAACCATTGATGAAACGTCCGGATGGTGGTGTCGCGCAATTCAGGGAAGGTGTTGCGGATCACAACCCACCGGGTTCGCCGGATCCCGTCCTTCCCCGGCTTTTGCGCCATCGCCCGGCGCGGGAATTCGATTACCGATGCAGAGGATTTGCCGCCACCGATGGGGCCCACAATGGCGCGCAAGAACGCATTGGACTCGGCAAACTGGCGAAGCGTCGGGACGCAGTTATAGGAAAAGCGGATTTCCACTCAGTTCAGCCTACCCGAGGGCTCCGCTTCCTCATCGGATTGCTTTTCGTATCGGAAGAGTTTGACCATCGCATCGAAACCGCGGGGTTTCGGCACCCCGGTTTCCTCTGGCGTACCGCCGCAGCCGCGGCACATCGGTTCGAAAGTGTGACTCGCCGAATAACAGTAGTCGCCATCGTCGACGACGCAGGGAACATAATCGCGAACTTTGAAGCGGCAGACCATCAGCGGACCCGCGCCCAACAGCCATTGGGGCCGGTTTCTAGCACCGCTTCTGTCCCTTCGTTCGTTTGAACGTAAAGGTAGTGGATTGAGCGTTCCCGCATCCAGTGAGCGACAATGCCGTTATCAGCGAGCGCGTTGACAATCCGCGACGATGTTTCGTCCGAAATCCGGACCCACCGGCGAAACAGCCACGAATCGAGAAAGCCCATGATCAATTCTGGCTATCGCCGCTATTGGCGAAGCGATCGAGCGGGACCTTGCTCACATCCAGGTCCGCGATGTTGGGCCGGCGTTGATGCAGCGAACAGGGCGGGGAATCCCGCAGCAGCATGGGCCGGATGCGCTCGAAACTGATCGTTTGCCGGCCGGCGAAATCTTTTCCGCCACCAACCGCGATAGGCGTGGGCGGTACACCAAAGCAAACGATCTTCTGAGCGTCGGGCGACGGCTGCGCGAACTTGCAGTTACCGCACGTCGGGTTCGATAAGCTCGGCATCCGTGACTTCTCTTTGCTCGATTCTTCTGGGCTCACTTCTGTTCTCGCTTTCTATAACCGGGGTCACGCCTTCAATGATGAACCTCACCGGATTTGATGGGTCGCCCCCGTGTTCGACCTTCTCCCGATACTTATGCGGCATGTTGCCTTTGAGAAAGGCTTTCTGTGCTTCGACGTCCGGCGGCAGGAATTCTTCATAGGGCACCTGGACGATCCTGCCCCCGGCCTTCATGATTTTCACCGCCGGGTGCGAATAGCCCATCGCGCGCTGATACAGCTTGCCTTCGACGTTTTTGGCTTTGGTCTTTTCGCCGATTTTGAAGGCGCGGGCGAAATCGGGGCAGATCCGCTTGTATTCGTACATGGTGTGGATGCCAATTCGGAGCATCCACGCCACTTCGGGATCACTCATCCCGTGGCTCACCAGCCATGTGACGCGCTCGATCAGCGTGCGCGGGTCGATCTTCTTCCGCGCGATTGCTTTCTTCTTGTTGCGGGCCGTGGAAGGAACATTGCGGCGCGCCATTGAACCCCCTCAAAGTTGAAATCGCCCACCGCCGTTACAGGTTCAAGTGCATCATGTCCAAGGGAACCCCTCGACAGCAGCTTGGTTTGCTCGGCCGGGCGCGCGGCCGCTGATGGCGTCCCCTTGGCTTCGCTAATCTGTGCGCGGCCGCCCGTGGGCAAAATGATGGTCCGGGTGACCACCAACCGGTTTGCCCCCAAGCGCTTTCGCGCGCCGGTTGATATACGCGACAACCTTGGCGTGCGGCTCAGAGGTGGTGCCAATCCGATGCTTGGCGTTCGACAGGTCCCCGAGATTGTTGATTGGGAATTTGTCGGTACCAGGCAGGGTATGACCCTTCGCCTTTGCCGCGCGGCGGGCCGATGCTTTCACCGACCCGCTAGGTGTACGCGCAACCATTACCTTTTGCCGTGATGGTCGCCGTAGCCATTGACGTGGTGCGGGCCGTGATTGGGCGCCGCTTGGGCCGGATGATGACCGCGGGTGTGATGGATCCCCGGGCCCATTGCGCGCTCGCCGTCACCAACCGCGCCCTTCATTCCGGTATGGGCGGTGTGATCGGGGTGCGAGCCCATGTGACCGTTCATGCTTTCGAATGATTTGACGCCGAAATTGCCGCCTTCGCCGGCCTTGCCCATCGCCATTGCCTTGCGCGGGCTCACGCCGCCTTCGGGATATCCAGCCTTCGCCATTGATTTGCTCCTAGTCGGTTCGTGGGCGGCCGTGCGCGAAATGGTGGTTCGGAACGGACCGTTGGGTTTTGGGCTTGAACTTTCCCGCCTTTACGTCCGCGTTGTAGAAATCCATTCCAACCTTTTGGGGTATGCCGACCTCACGCGCGAAAGCCGCGTTGTGGCCGACCGCTGCCATAAGGTTGTGTTCCTTTCTCGAAACGCTTGGCATGGCGGAATCGGGAAGCCCCTTCCAGACCGCCAAGGACTAGCACGCGTCAGGCGCAAAATCTAGCGGGTCGAAGTTTTCAGCCCACAAGCACGTTCACAGGAATATTCCGTCCACGGAATTGCGCCGGCAAATTTGCAGGTCCAACTTTGCGCCCTTCCGGAGAGAGACACGGAGAGACCGCATGACCAACGGCGTCGCCTTCAATCGCGGCCCAAAATTTGATCTGCAGCTAAGTCAATCGGTTATCCATGAGCGCCGACTCGCCGAGATTTTCGCCAATCTGCGCATCGAAAAACTCGAGCTTAAAACCGAAACATGGCTTTGGGAGCGCACGGGAAATATCTGCATTGAGTTTCGCCAACGCGGGAAGCCGTCCGGTATCGCCATAACCGAAGCTGACGTCTGGGTTCACGAGCTACGGCGCGACGATCAGACGCTTGTCTACCTGATGTTTCCGACCGAGCGACTCAAGGAATTATGCCGCCTTGCCTACCGCAAGCACGCCAAACGCGGCGGCGGCGACGGCGGCGAGTTCGACAACATTGTGCTTCCACTCCGGGAAATTCTGAAAGGCATTTTCGCATGACACTCGACTTAGAAGTCCGCAAACAGGTCCCGAGCGTACCACAGGCATTGAAGGCGCTCGATTTGATGGAGCGTGAATTGGCGGCGGCGGAGACCTACGCCCAAATTCGCCGGATCATCAAAGAGGCTTCCGCGCTCAAAGTTTTGCTCAATCACGTCCATGAGGTGAAGGCCAAGTGCGAGGACACAATCCTCGTCGCCAGCATCCGCATTGGTCAAGAACTCGAGAAGATCCCGAAGGCGACCGGCGGTGACCAGAAATCGAAAAGCGCCAAGCGGCGCAAATCGAATGGTGGGCGCGAAGCAACGGGGATTGAACACACGTCGCGCTCGCGGCTGAAAAAGCTCGCCGACAAGGGGGTTGAAGCGGTCAAGGAGGCCGCGGAAAAATTGCGGTCTGACGGCAAGGACGCCACACCGCGCGCGGTTGCGACGCTGCTGACACAGGGCGACAAGAAAGAAAAGCGCGACAGTCGCGAGCGCGAATTAGGCGAAAAACTGTTGGCAATGCCAGGCAAGAAGTTTGGCGTCATTTACGCTGACCCGCCTTGGCGCTTTGAGCCTTATTCGCGTGTGAGCGGCATGGACCGGGCGCCGGAAAATCACTACCCGACGATGGATCTGGAAGGCATTAAAGCCATCGAGGTTCCGGCCGCCGATGATTGCGTGCTGTTCCTTTGGGCGACAATTCCCATGCTGCCGCAGGCTTTTGAAGTGATGCAGGCGTGGGGATTTTCTTACAAATCTCACTTTGTCTGGGTGAAGGACAGGATCGGCACCGGTTATTGGGTCCGGGGCCAACACGAACTGCTGTTGATCGGCACCAAAGGCAATGTCCCCGCGCCGGCGCCGGGCGAGCAATATTCATCGGTGTATCAGGGGAAGGTCGGAGAGCACAGCGCAAAGCCTTTCGCCTTCCGCGAAATGATTGAGGAAATGTTCCCGACGTTGCCCTCCATCGAGCTTTTTGCACGCGGCGAGAAATATGCGGGATGGGACCATTGGGGCAACGAAGCAGCGTGAAGCGGGTCGCGGCGCAAAATCCGACTCTCTCCGAGTCAGATTCCTGGGTTGATGTTGAACAGGCGGTTTTGGGCGCCTGCTTGACAAATCCCACTCTGCTTGACGTCGCGGGCGAAACACTCCGCCCCGACCAATTCAACGATCCCCTGCACGAGCGGATCTTCTCCGCGATGCTGTCGGCCAAGGCGCGGGGCGAAATCGCTTCTCCGCTCACGATCGCGGTTGCCATGAAAAGCGACCCGGCCAATGCCGAATTGGAAGTTGGGGCCTATCTCAAATCCATTGCGCTGTCCGCCCCCAATTCCGCCGGGGTGATCGGGCGATTGATTGAGATTGTTGCGGACCTGGACCAAAGGCGGGCGCTCGCCCGGTACGGCGCCGAAATTGAAGCGGCCGCACGGCGCGGGAGCGAAGAGGCGCCTACAACCGAAATAATCGAAACGGCCCAAAAGAACCTCACGGGAATTCTCGAGGGCACGCCCAGGGACGACGACCCGCAGCCGATTACGGTTTCGGCGAGCGAGACCGTGAACCGCCTCAACCGCTCCGACCGGTCAAAGGCCATGGTTCCTTTTGGCGTCGCCGGGCTGGACGACCTATATGGCGGCATGGGCGCGGGCGACCTCATCGTGCTTGCCGGGCGCACCGGCATGGGCAAGACCGCGGTTGCCATTGCGATGGCCGACCGGGCGGCAGATCAGGGCTTTGGGGTTTACTTCGACTCGCTGGAAATGACGCGCGACCAGGTTTCCGAACGGTGGTTATCGGCCCGAATGTTCGCCACCGGTTTGGAGCTACCCTATTCCGCCCTTCGCCACGGGCAGGTTGCGGATAATTGGGCGGACAAGCTCGCGAACGAGGCGGTTGAGGCGGCCCGGATGCCGCTCTACATCGACGACCGGCGCGGACAGACCCTCACCCAACTTTCCTCCCGTGCCCGGCGGCTGCAGGCGAAGCTTGCCCGGGGAGGCGTGCGGTTGGGGCTTATCATCGTCGATCATCTGCAGCGGGTGCGCGCCGATCAGAACTACCGCGGCAATCTCCATGCCGAGGCGACCGACACGGCGCGGGGCATGAAGGACCTCGCCGGACAGCTTGGGTTGCCCATCGTCTGTCTGTGCCAGTTGAACCGCAAATCCGAGGACCGCGCGGACAATCGGCCATACCTTTCGGATCTGCGCAATTCCGGTTCGATCGAGGAAGAGGCTGATACCGCGATCCTGTTGAACCGGCCGGAATATTACCTGTCGCGCCAGGAGCACGAGGCCAAGGCGAAAGGCGACGAAGAGTACGTCAAATGGGAGACCGACATGCTGAGGGCACAGAACAAGATCTTTCTGGACGTGGCGAAGGCCCGTCACGGGAAGCCGCAGGAGGTGACCGCGCGCTGCAACATCGCCTGTAACTGGATTTCGGCCGAGAAGGTGACGGGGAACTAGATGTCGCAGAGCAAGCACTTCGACGAATTCGCCTACCGCAAAGATCCGGTGACGGTCGAGCGCGCACGGATGAACGCGGCCAGTTACGAGCAGCGGCTTCGGATGGCGCTTGGCAAAAGGGACTCGGATATGGGGCCCAAAGAGCTTGAAATGCTTAGGTGGTTTGCCGAGGGCTGGCGGCAGCTTCAAATGGAAATGGAGGGTGGCAGATGACGCGGAAGCGCTTTGAATTGAGGGACCGCCCGTTGGGCCGCAATGGCGAGCAAATGGGTCAGGAGTTGGTCGATACGGTTCGCCACGAGCATTTTTGGCAGGGCCGGGATGAGAACTGGCTTGAGGATGCGTGCCGGCGGCTCAACCAGGCTTTCCGGGACGGCCAGAACGACGGTTTTGGGATTTGCACCAGCCACGAAAGGAAGCGGGCATGACCGCGCTTGGAGAACTGACCATCCCGGATTTGGAGCGGCGCCTTTTGGAGGTGCGGGGGTCCATAGCCTTCGTCGAGAAGGTCCAGGTCACCACGCTTGCGCACAAAGAGCGGGAGGCGGCAATCGACAAACTCCGCTGGCACGAGACCGACCTTGTGCTGGCCCTGGAGAACCGCCGCGATGCAGCCGCCGAAGCTGTGAGGAATTCACAAACGCCCTTGTCGATTGTTCCGGATGCTGCGCATGAATAGGGCAAGCCGGATCATCGCTCTGCAGGCGACCCGGAATAGGACTGAGGCCGGGTGGAATCCCAAGCGGGTGCTCTCTCCCCGAAATTCGCCCGGCCGGTCCGCCTTGGGTGACAAATGAAAGAGTTACCGTTTCGATTGAAGAAATATTTCAGACGCAATTCGCGCGGCTGAGGGGGCCGCAGGTATGGCAAGGATCCGAACCATAAAGCCTGAGTTCTTCCGCCATGAAGGTCTCTTCGACGCTGAGCGCGAGACTGGCCTTCCGCTTCGCCTTGCCTTTGCCGGTCTCTGGACCGTTGCCGATCGCGCCGGCCGCTTTGTTTGGCGGCCACGCGCCCTGAAACCAGACGTCCTGCCCTACGACGATTGCGACTTCGCGCGCGTCATGAAGGAACTGGAAAAGCGAGACTTTATCCGCGGATATTTTGGCCCCGACGGTAAGGAATACGGCTTCATCCCTTCTTGGGACCTGCATCAATTCATCAATAACCGGGAGAAGGCGAGCGAGCTTCCACCACCGCCAGCACCAAACGGAACCGTCGCGTCATCGACACGTCAATCACACGTCAACGACGCGAATTCCACGCGACACGGTAATTACCAAGGGGAAGGGGAAGGGGAAGGGGAAAGGAAAGGGAATGAAAAAACCACCACTAGGGCCGAGGTGGCGGAAAAAAGCTTTGAAACAGTAAACACACTAAACGACGAAGCGGAGGCGTTCCAAAGCAAGAACCTCAACCAAAGCGGAACTACGAAGAAGACAGAGAAGCCCAGACAGCCAAGAGAACCAAAACCACCAAAAATCCTCAGCCCAGATCCTTCCGCCCCGCCAGCGCCCGAACGAAACCCAAGGGCGAAGGTGCGAACACAAACGCCAGCACCAAATGGCGAATTGCCGGAAAACACCAAAACCGACCCAAATTATGCCGAAAATTATGCGAGCGGACCAGAGGGGGGAGGGGAACAAAAAAATTCCGATTTGCTGAATTCCAAATGCGGAGGGGAGGACCCGCCGACCGCGCATGTAGGTCCACAGACCCCCCCACCCGTCTCGTCGCCCGTGTCCGTCGCGCGCTCGCTGGTGCCTGATGCTCCGCCCGGGGCGGGCGCGTTCGCCATCCCGTCCAACGATGGCGGCGAAGTGACCATCCCCCCGAACATGGTTCACGAGTTCCGCGCGGCATATCCCGCGGTCAACGTGGAGGCCGAGCTACGGGCGATGCGCGTTTGGAGCCTTGCCAATCAGGCGAACCGCAAGACCCGGGGCGGGATGCTCAAATTCGTCAACGGATGGCTTGCACGCGAGCAGAACCGCGCCAGGACGCAACCGACGATGGCCCAAGCCTTCCGGCAGCCACCAGCAGCAGACCCGGACCGCCAGCACAAGGAGCGGCTGGAGTGGCTTGTACTCTGGGCCATGGACGGACGATGGCCGCGCAATCTGTCCGCGAATGGCGTATGGCGCGACGCGATAGGCGTAGGCGCCCCGCCCGACGACGAGCGAACGCAGGTCACCCCGGCGGAGATTGCCAGCGTACCGGCCGCAAAGCGCAGGCTGGACGCGATCAGGAGCAGGCCGAGCTAAACCACCAGCCACCAGGAGCCACCAATGACCAGCCTTGCTAACTTCGCTATCGTTTGGGTTCTCGCCAGTATCGGCACGTTCCTGTGGATCATGAAGCCATGACGCACCGCCAGCTTGTAACATTACACCCGGCACTGTAACGTTACGCTATGACCTTTATCGTTCAATGCAGAGCTTGCGGGCAGTACCATAACCCGATGGACCGTTGCCCGAGACCAAGCCAGAAGCCAGCACAGCCACAAACCGCGCCGCAGCAACCGCTTACCAAGGACGAGCAAATAGCGGCACTCAGAGCCCGCATTACCGAGCTTGAGGCCACTTTAGCGGTACACAAAGCAAACAACCGCGAGCGCGTACACCGCCACCGGCAGACCAAGAAACCACCTGCAATCCCAAAGACCTAACCACCATAAGAACCACAAGAGCCCGGGACAGGTCAGCGATCACCTGGACCCGCGAGCACCACCGAAACCGACGTGCATAGAAGCACAGACGAAAACGCGCAAAAGCAGCGCCAGAACAAGGCTTTACGAGTGACGCGTGAAATGTTCGCGCCGGAGAAGTGCAAAAAACACATATAAATCAAGGCTTCCCCTCACTGTTTAGTCATTGTTGCGGAGTGACAGAGCTTTTCCCGCGCGACCATCAGACCTGAGCAACGGCGGATCGGGTCCGAATATTGGGGTTTCATTGCTTGTGAGACTTGCGCTTGTGACGGCTGGACTATTGCGGAGGGCGACAAAGGGGCTCAGCTTGTCTTAATGGGGTTTGAGTATTCGCTTGCGTCGTGCCGTGCATTACATGGGTTGCCGCGCGCTTGTGCCGGTTTGGGGGACTTTCCGAATGTTGCGCGATTTGGTCCTTTGGGTTTGGCGTGCAGCAGATCGGGTGACCCACACAACACGCTAAATATATGTCAGCGTGGGGCTTGACTAAACACGCTACACAGTACCAGATAGGGGCTGGTGCGCCTCAGCCATTAAGTAGGGGCGGGAGAGAGCAATGCAGAGAGAACCAAAGGTCACACCCGGTTCAGCTATCGGGATCATAGTCAAGCGAGCGGCCAGGGTTGCGGCCAGAGCCGGCCAGGAGTTCCGGCCAAAGCTTGTTGCCTTCACCTTGCAGCACGTTCACGCACACCGGCCGTTGCGATTGACCGCGATGGCGAAGGGTCCGGAGTTCGACCTTGTGCATGATGTTTTCGGGATCATCGACAATTACGACCCGACGACGCGCGCGTTTCGGAACTTCTGGACCCCGCGCTATTTGGTGCGGCAATGACCCGGCGCTACCTTGGAACGATCCGGGCCGAGGACGTGGGCAAATTCCGCTATATGGCGTTGCCCGGCACGCTTGGCCGTTTGCTTCAGGCAATGGGGCACATTCAGGCGTCCGACGTTGGGAAGCAATACTTTGACGTTGACGGCGTGCTGCAAGTGGAGAACGACGAGCAGCGCGATAAGCGGCTTGCGGGGGGCACAATCGACGCAGAGACCGCACGCGAGAGCAGACCCCAGGTTTTCACGACCGTAACCCGCAAACCCATTTTTGGCGGCCCGGACCTTGCCGGAGCGATTGAGCAGATTGCCCGCGATGGCGCCCGCGTGCATCAGCTACGGTTCGCGCGCGAGCGGCTGGAAAGCCTTCGGGACAAGCTCACCATGGCCGACGCGCTGGATTTCAGTCATGGCATACTGGCCGACTGGCTTGCAGACGTAGACTACGCAATCGCCCAGATCAAAGCAGCGGAGGGACAAACCAATGAACGTTGAATTCTCGCAATATGAAACCGAAGTCGTTCTCGCAATCCACGCCAGCAACGGCGCGATTTTAGGGACTGGAAAGACAAAGGAGCGCGCCTTGTTTTCCGCAACACAGGCAATCGCCAAAGCGTGGCGCGAATTAGGCTACGAAGCAGCCGCGCACCAGATCACCATTGCGGCCGAACGGGTTGTAGCGGAACCGATAGGTGACCAGCCGTAACGGGTTGATTGCAGTATCCGGCGCGCCTTGCCACCGCGCCGTTTAGTGCAATCGCACTAGCGCGCGCCTCAGCGAATAGGGGCGGAGTTCCGAGACAATGCCAATCTATAGCATCGACGTTAAGATTTACGCGACGGCCTACATTCGCGCCGACAGCGAGAAAGAGGCAACCGAGATTGCCCGCAGCCTCAGCCAAACCGCCCTAGAACTCCCGGATTGCGAGGACATAAGCAACGGCGACGAGCCTATTGCGATCACCGGAACCACCCTGGACGGCCCAAACCTGCCCGATATCAGCTTTTCCCCGGCAATGACGCTGTGCGGCCCGGACGAGGGCATTACCGCCGAATACAGCAACGACGACGGCCAGGAAGAGGACGGCGAAGAGGACGACGGCGACGAGGGCGCCTGTTTTGAGTGCGGCGACCACCACATGATTGGAGGAAAATGTACCACTTGCGGGGCGACTAACTGAACGCGCCCTTGAGCCCTTCGGACGGTTCCGAAGGGTTCAGGCGTGCGATCAGGCACGGCCCGCGCCTCGGGGATATCAGGGGCGGAGTAGACGACCAATGAAGAGTAGAGGACTACAGGCAGCGGCCGACATATCGGCCATGCTCAGAGCGCGCGCCGCCCTTATTTGGGTTGCGACGCCAGAAGAGGCCCGCGCGGAACAATTGATTTTCGAGGCCGCAGCGGCCGCAGGATATCAGGCCCACACATGGGACGTTGCGGCAGGTGCCCGCGACCTGAACGGCACAGAGCCGGTCAGGGATAAGCAAGTTCCGGACGATATGTTGGACACCATCGCGGCCAGGGCGACGACCGCAGGAGCAAAGGACCGTGATGTATGGATCATGCGAGACTTGCCCGCATGGATCAGCGGCCCGAACGCAGCGCCAACACAGCGCCGACTTAGGAACCTTTGCCGGACGCTACCAGGAACGCCACGCGAGCGCGCCCAAGCCATTGTTGTCATCAGCCCGAGTTCTACCATCCCGGCGGAACTTGCCAGCCACGCGACCCTTGTGGAGTTCCCCCTACCCGACCGCGGAGAGATTGCGGCCATCCTGGACGCCACTATTGCAAATATGCCGGACGGCTTGCGCGACGCGGCCAAAGAAGAGGGCCGGCGCGAAGCTTCGATAGACGCGGCCATGGGTTTGACGGGCGAAGAAGCGCAAGCCTGCTATGCCCGCAGCGTTGTCCAATTCAAGCGCATCGACCCGGCAGCCGTCGCAGGCGAGAAGAAGCGACTTATTGCCCGGGAGAAGGTCCTAGAATGGATGGAACCCCTACCGGCAGGGCTTGATGGAGTCGGAGGGCTTGAGAACCTGAAATCATGGTTAACGGCGCGCCGGGTTGCTTACACCCCGGAGGCCCGCCGCTATGGATTGCCGGCCCCCAAGGGCGTTCTGTTAATGGGGATTCCCGGTTGCGGTAAAACCCTGATTGCCAAGGCGACCGCCTACCTTTTGCAAAGCGCGTTGATCAAATTCGACTTTGGCGCGCTCAGGTCGAAATATGTTGGGGACAGCGAAGCCAACATCCGGCGCGCGTTCCGAGTGATCGACGCTATTGGAAAATGCGTTGTTCTGATCGACGAAATAGAAAAGGGTTTGGCAGGTGCCACCCAGGGCGGAGCAGACGGAGGCGTGAAGGTGAACCGCCGGGTTATTGCGTCCGGCCTACACAGCCACGACGGGGGCGAAACATGGGGCAGCGATTAACCATGTTTTGGGCTGTGGAGGACGTGCCATAATCAACCACCCCAACCGCAACCGGATCACCGCGGCCCGGAACCGATGGTTCCGCGCTTCTACCGCATGGGATGCGGCCGCCCGTAAAGCCTTCGGCCCGGATTACACCCCGGCCGAGGCCACCAGCACGCCGGAACTCCGGCGCCTTGCCGATCACACCAAGCACACCAAGGCCGCCTATTTCCGGCTGCTTGAACCCGCGCCGCGCACATAAGGAACCGATCCGCAAATAACGCCGTTGCCTGGGCACCACCCAGACAACGGCGTTTGCGCCCCGAGCCGCACTTAAGCGGCCGCAGTTACCGGCGCGGAATTGTCAGTGTGGAAAAGACTGGCGTTTGTGTTCGCGGCATTGCACGCCGCTTGCGAAAACCGCATCGCATCGGCCGAGTCGTCGCACGTCCCGGCTTTCTCAATCAGCTTCGCAATATGCTCTAAGGCTTTGGTCTCATCTTTCAGGCGCATCGGGTTTTAACTCCGAGGGTTGCAGGCGAGACCTACACCCCAACCGATTCGCACTCAAGCGGCGCCGGTTCCGGGCGATTAAGATGCTGCTGAACTTCAAATTTCACGTCGCGCCAGAGATTGCGCATCGTCCAGACGAATTGATCTTCCGAAGCGTTCATGTCCATTACGACCTGAATGTTGAGCACTTCGTTTGTCGCGCACTCGCACCGGTACCGCAGGGACACGACCATGGGATTGTCGCCGACCGCGTTCGACGGATGGCGTTGTCTGAGATTGTGCGTCATGTCGAAACCCTCGCCAACAGCGGCGCCGTGCCCGGGCCCCATTTCGGATAGCGCAGGGCCATTTCATAGGCCCAGAGCCCTGCAGCGTCGCCCTCATCATCGTTTTTCGGCGACCAGCCCAGGATCTTGCACATATGCAGAGTCGCGCCTTTCGGGTCCGCCGGCCGGCCATGCGCCAGAAAATGCTTCCGCCAGGTTGAGACCGCGACGATATCCAGTCGCGCCCCGCAATTAACGCCAGCAGCCCGGGCCACGGCCGCCAAACCGTTGAGCACAGAAAGAGTGTGAGCGTTGGTCTTGCCGCCGAACGAGAAAAACGGCGCTTCGATTGCCACCCACGCCGGGCATACAACATCGGCAATCCCGATGATCGACGCATACAGACGGCCGTAGGCCAGCGTCAGCGCGCCTTCATCGCCCGCGCCGGGCAGCGACCAGGTGGTAAGCTTCGGCGCCGCCCAATCGAATTTGCCATAGGCGACGCCGCAGCTTTTGGTGTTCAGGTCGAGAGCGATAACCCCGTCCCGGTTCACGCCGCAGCCGGCCGCGGGGGATCTGTGGGCGGCAACGGTTCGCCGGCCAAGGTCGCCTCATCTTGCTTGTTGATGGCGGCCTGGGTCTGTTCGGGTGTGAGGCCCGCGTTCCCGCCCATGCCGTTACGCCAACCGGTTTGATATTGTTCCGCCAGGTCCGAACCGACCGGATAGGGATTGGCGAGCGTTTGACCGTTCGCGCCGGCATCCTTGCCGCGCTTATAGGCGACGTCTTTCGGGTCGCCCATCAGAATATCATGCACGGAAAGTTGGACGGGCGAGCCAGTTTCCTTGAGCGCGATCCCGAGGACTTCAAGCTTCTGCTTCAATGAAGCCGGATCGTCGGCCCTTTCCATTGCGATCACGTCTTTAATCGTGCCGCCCAGGTGCGGATTGACCGCGTTGGCCGCTTTGTACGAGCTACGCACCACGGCAACCGCCGAGTCCTTCCGCTCGAGAGCGGCCTTGATGGCGCGCATGTGGAAATGAAAATCCTTCGACTCAATCTGCACCGGTTCACCGAGCGCCAATTCGCCTTTGCGAACTTCGGTCTCGTTTTCCTTCGCGCCCGTCATGGACTCGGCCTTTGAACGTCTCTTGCCGCCGGTTTTCTTTGCTTTCGCCACTGTGCTGTTGCTCCCCTATTTGAGCCGCCAAACGCGGATCCCGATACGACCCTTTTCCTGCTTCGCGCGATAGTCCCGGTCCGGGAATTCGCGTCGGATACGAGTCAGAATGGTGTGGACGGATTGTGGTGGTGCCGGAATGAAAACGCTTTGATTGGGCCCGAGCGCGCGGATCGTGGGCGCGATCTGGACTTCGGCTTCGACGAACGGAATTCCGTCCTCAATTTCCAGCATGATTTAACATAGCGGCACCAAGTTTATTCCGCAAGCGTTGTTTAGTGTGTTGACCGTGGGAGCGGCAAGGCTTATGTTCCGTTCAGCATAGAGAGCAGAGAAGATGACCGCGCCGGGCGATTGGACAACCGCTAAATACTTGGCTTTTCTGTCGGTTTGGCAGGAATACATCAACGCCGAGACCGCGCTGATCAACCACATCAACGTCCGTCCGCCACGCGTCGAAGGGGCGATCCTGGACCATTGGCGCGCTGAATTCGTCCGCCTCTCCGAGATTTGCAACAAAGCCGCCGAAACTTACGAGAAGGCGCATTACGAATTTCTCAGCAAGGAGCACGGCCTATGAACCACGACGTCGAGATTGCCGGCCAGTTGGTAACCGTCGAATACAGTTACAACGTGACGGCGGCCGCGTACCCCGGCCGCCAGGCCGACCTAAACCAGCCCGGCGAACCGCCCGAGGCCATGGAATTCGAAGTTACGATCGACGGGCTCACCCTCGCCGGCGAAAACAAGGCGCTCGAAATCCCGGACTGGCTTCGGGAAATCCTGACCGACGACCTTCTGCAGAGCGACGCGGTTTATGAGGCCATCCGCGAAGATTACGAGAGCGGCCGCGATCCGGATTACGAGCGCGAAATGCGCGATGAACGCCGCGAAATGTATAGGGACGATCTGCCATGAAGCTTGAGGCCAAGGCCCTGGAAATCCGCGACCGGGCGACCTGTATCCCGGGGCTTGCCATCCGCATGTTGGCCGAGCCCGGGGACGTCGCGCAAGAATGGCTGTTCCACTCCAAAGCCGGATATCCGCGCGACGGGAGCGGGATTGTCCTGATGCACATGGACGATCAGAGGGCACATTCCGATCCATACGATTGGGTTGGCAGCCGTACCATGTGCGCCGCGCATCAATACATCCAAGAGCACTTCGACGACCTAAAGGACGGCGAGGTTGTCGACGTCCGCGTGATCCTGGGTGAGGAAAAAGTACCGGCGGAAACGGACCGGTTATTCGAATGGGGCAGGAAATGACGCTCCCGAATGTGGCACCACGCACAATCTTGGTGATTTCGACGGAAGGCGAGGACGTCGTATTCCGCACACCGCCGACGATCAGGAATATCGAGACCCTGATTGGCGCCAAAACCTTGGAATTCATCCGCATAGGGAAGGCCGATGGCAGCGACCTTGTGATGGCGATAGACGACCGAGGGTATGAATCCACAATGGTCGAAGTGGGGGACGGGCGATATAAATTGCAGCCAGTCCGGGCCCTTAAGCCTGTGAATCAACGGGCGACCGAGCTTTACCACGCAATCTGCAATCCCGGCACAACCCATCAAATCGTGGGTGACGTCGCAATCGTTCACGATGAGGATTTCGCATGACCAAAAGACTTCTCTGCATATTCCATGGGGGATGTGACGATGGTTTTGGCGCCGCGTGGGCGGTCCGCCAGGCCCTTGGCGACGAGAATGTTGAGTTCTACCCCGGCGTTTATCAGCAGCCGCCCCCGGACGTCACGGACCGGCACGTTGCCATTGTGGACTTTTCCTACAAGCGCCCGGTCCTGCTGGAAATGGCAGCGAAGGCCCATTCGGTCTTAATTCTGGACCACCACAAGAGCGCTCAGGAGGACCTGTCCGGGATTTCGTCCGATGTTCCCATGGGCCAAGTTCCGGATTTTGATGATTATTGCGAGCGGTTTTTGTTCGCCCGCAACCCGCCGCCCATCCGCCCTATCATCTGGGCCGAATTCGATATGAACCGGTCCGGCGCCGGAATGACATGGGACTATTTTATGGGCCACGAGAACCGCCCGGAATTCATCAACTATCTTGAGGACCGCGATCTGTGGCGCAAACGGCTCCCCCGGGGCGACGAGTTCACCATCGCGCTCAGGAGCTATCCGCAGGACTTTACCGTCTGGAATCAACTCTGTTGGGACAGTGGGGTTGACCGGTTGATTTCGGAAGGCACGCATATTCAGCGCTACTACCGCGCCCGCATCGAGGAATTGAAGCGAAGCGCCTATCCGGCAGTCATGGAGATTGGTGATAATGTCTGGGTCACCTGTCGCATCGCCAACGCGCCCTACTTCGCCGCTTCCGAGGTTGCCGGCGAATTATGCGGCGACGACGTGGATTTCGGCGCTTCATACTTCGAAGTCCGTCCCGGGCTTTGGCAGTACAGCCTTCGATCCCGCGGCGAATTCGACGTGTCAAAGGTTGCTTTGACCTTTGGCGGGGGCGGGCACCGCAACGCCGCCGGGTTCACCGCCAAGGCGACAGCGCATAGCCGGGTTTATACGTCCGATGGTGGGTTCGCGCCATGAACGAGAAAGCGCGCGCCATCTTGCGGGAGCACATGGAAAAGGCCATGGGGCCCGACTACGGCCGAACCGGAATTTTCGTCAACCACAACTGTTCCTATTGCGACGACGGAAAGAAGACGTGCCGCCAGGGGAAGCCCGGCGGAATTGGGGGCGAGTTTCCCCACGCGAGGAACGATTAGGCCGTGGGCTACAGCTACCAAACACAGCGCCCCAAGGTGTTCACCGAGGACGGGCAGGTGATGTTTCTGAAAATCAGGGACAAAGCCAAGGAACTGACCGGTCTCGCCGGCGCGGTCTCGAGCGGCAAGCTTATCTGCGTCGTCACCGGCGAAGTCTGGGACATGCTCGCCTGCATCGACCGCTTGGTTGAGCTTGGCGAATTGATCGAGATTAACAATCCCTATAGCGGCGCCGGACAGGATCGAATTTTCATCGCGAGGAATTCGCCATGATCATCCCATGGGACCGCGGCAAGATCCGCCGCCCCGGGATTTACACCGGGTTGCCGATCGAGACCTATCACGACGATTGTTGCATTGGCCCGTCCATATCGAGTTCGGGCTTGCGCATGATCACGCAGCGTTCGCCGGCACATTATTGGTGCCAGTCGCCTTTGAACCCAGACCGGCTGGACGACGGCAAAGAGCCCGAGCATTTCCTTTTCGGCCGCGCCGCTCACCACCTGATTTTGGGCGAAGATGCGTTTACGACCGCGTTTGTGGTCCGGCCGGAAAAGTGGGACTCGTGGCGGACCGACGCGGCAAAGCAATGGCGACAGGAGCAGATCGACGAGGGCCGCACCGTTTTGGAGCCCAAGCACCTGGATCTAATCCGGTACATGGCCCGCTCGCTGGCGAAGCATCCGTTGGTGAACGCCGGAATTCTGAACGGCGACGTCGAGCAATCTATAATTTCGAAGGACAAGGAAACCGGGGTCTGGAAAAAGACCCGGCCGGATGTGATCCCGAACGACTCGGGCGATTTTTGCGACGTCAAGACGACGAGCGACGTCAATTACGACGAGCTTTCATATTCCATTGGCAAGTACGGATATCACCAGCAGGCCGCGCTTGTGGGCGAAGCCTACAAAGAGGTGACCGGGCGGCCAATGACGTCATTTTCCTTCTGCTTCATCGAGAAGGACCCGCCGTGTTCTGTGCGGATTGTCACACTCAAAGAGTGCGATATCGCACGCGGCCAGGCCCAGAACCGGATAGCGCTGCGCAAATTCGCGGACTGCTTGGCGGCAAATGATTGGCCCGGCCCGGGCGGTGATCAGGAAGCGGAATTCATCGAAATTCCGGCATGGCAGCAGGCCCGGATCGACCGGGATATTGAGTTCGAAGAGAAGGTTTATCAGTCCAAAACCGAAAAGGCGAAAGCCGCGGATTACATGGGAGCCGGATGAGCGCCCCGCGCAATCTTGTCGGTCAGAGGTTTGGTCGCCTGCTAGTCATTGCCGGTGGCGGATCACTCAATGAGCGCCGCTTATGGCTTTGCCGCTGTGACTGCGGAACCGAGTGCAGCGCACGGACGGATATACTGACCCGAGACAGGGCCGCGAAGCGGTCTTGTGGCTGTCTGCGGCGCGAGACAATGGCACGCATCGGAAGCAAAAATGGAACGCACCGACTCAGCCGCACGGCGGAATATCGCTCATGGGCTCGCATGATCCACCGCTGTCACAACAGCAAGGACAATCGCTTTGAATATTATGGCGGCCGGGGAATTGTGGTCTGCCGACGCTGGCGCGAATCCTTTGAGGCTTTTCTTGCCGACATGGGAGCAAAACCCGGGCCGCGGTACACGATCGACCGCTATCCCGACCGCGACGGAGATTATGAGCCATCGAATTGTCGGTGGGCGACGTATACAGAGCAAAACAGAAATCGCCGACCGTTCAAGCAACAGACACTTTCTCAGGGAGCCTAACCAGCCATGGCCGTTCAAGATTTAGAACTCATCGAAAAGAAGATCGACCGCGTAGCGGCCGGCGCCATCGAAATCAGCGATAACGTCGGCGGGATTTCCTTTACGAGCATGGGAGAGCTACTCGAGTTCGCCAAGCTTTTAAGTGTTGCGGGCACGGCGATCCCGAAGCATCTGCGCGGCAACCCCGGCGCCTGCCTTGCCGTGACAATTCAAGCGCTGGAATGGCGCATGTCGCCCGTGGCGGTCGCGAACAAGTCCTACGAGGTCAACGACCGCATCGCCTACGAGTCGCAGCTTATCCACGCTGTTGTCGAGGCCCGCGCACCGCTCAAACAGCGGCTTCGCGCGACGTATGACGGAGAAGGCGACACACTCACCTGTACCGTCACGGGGCATTTCAAAGGCGAAGTGGACCCGCTCGAATATACCTCTCCGGCGTTCGGCAAGATCACGGTCAAGAATTCGCCGCTTTGGAAATCCGACCCGCGACAGCAGCTTTGGTATTACAGCGTGCGCGCCTGGGCCCGGAGATTTTGTCCAGACGTGTTGCTCGGGATCTATTCGGAAGATGAGTTGGACCGCGAGGCGCCGGGGGAAAACGCCACCGACGTCACGCCGGCCAACCAAAACACCGACCTTGCATCCAGGATCAAAAAGAAAAGCACGAAGGGTTTTCACCCCGACAACATGAAGGCGATCGACCACAAGCCCGGCGAGACCTTGCCGGAGACAGGTCCGAAGCCTGAGCCGTTGCCCGTGGAGCGCTCGGAAATCGACGCTGAGATTGATCAGAAGCGCGCCGCTCTTTCCCAATGCACCGATCCCGACGAGGTGCAGGCGATCACGGAAGGGGTCACAGACCTGTTGCGCGAAAGGAACCGCGAGGACCTGCTTCCCGGCTTTCTTGAGGCCGTGAGCAAAGAGGCCAACCGCATTGCCAGTTTGCCCGGAGGGGGAACATGAGAATGAAAATCGAGCTTAAAACGGAAGAGGTCCAGCGCATCATCAGCCAGTGGGTGACGGAAAACTGCCTGCCACCCGGTGTAGGACTGACCATCGACGAGGTTGAAATGGGCAACCGCTACGACAGTTACGGCGCCCGCATTACGGTCAAAGAGCGCGAGGCCGTCCCGGAACGCACCCGCGAACCGCTCGAAATCGAAATCATCGACGCACCGCGGCCTGAATAGCCGCCTAGAGGGGGAACCCATGACCGACATAGCGGCGCCCGCGCCGGGCTTTCTATTTGTTACGCGCCTGACCGCCAATAATCCGATCACGGACGGACCGTTTCAGACTTACGAATTGGCAGAGAAGCGCGCTAAGGCTTTGAAGGCGCAAATGCCGGACTCGGTTGTGCTGATATCGCGGATCTTCGCCCGGGTGATCGAGAACCCGCACAAGTTTTTGGTCGAAACGCTGGACGAAGATGGCATCCGTTGCTTTGGTCCGCCGGGGATCCCACCGCTTAGTTCGAAAGATTTGCCGCCCGGCAACCTCACGAGCGCAGACATTATCGAGCGCGGAATAGAGCGCATCAGGGCCGATCTTCCGGTATTGGCGCGCGACGTTCCGCCGGTCCGCCTTACGGAACCAGAGCTTCCCGCGAGCCTGGACCGCCGGCCGAAGAAGGAAGTCCCCGAATGAGCGAACGCAGCGACGGGCTGACATACAGATCGTGGCAGTCGATGAAGCAGCGTTGCCTCAATCCCAAGGCGCCCAAATACCACCGCTATGGCGGGCGCGGGATCAGAATTTGCGAAAGATGGATCAACAGCTTTGCCGGATTTCTGGCCGACATGGGGCCGCGTCCGTCGCTTCAACACAGCTTAGAGCGTTCAAACACAGCCGGGAATTATGAACCAAACAACTGCGTTTGGGCGACGGCGATAGACCAGAACAATAATCGCCCGGCGTTTAATCGCACGCTGATGGTCAATGGCGAGCGCGTTACGGTCGCGCAAGCCAGCAAAATGACCGGCGTTCCTCATCCAACTATTTGTGGCCGCTTGGATGCAGGAAAATCGGATGATGATGCCGTAAGCACGACACATTTTACGAGCCCATTTAAGAGTGGGAAATTCACCACCACGAAATTCGTCTGCATTGACGGGGTAACAACAACTGTTGCTGAAGCCGCATCGGCGCGCGGGCTGAAATACACCACGGTTCTCTATCGCCTCAGACGCGGCTGGCCCGTCGAGAAGGCGCTGTCCCATGTCTAAGCGCCGACGCTTTGCCGAATGGCAAGTGGTCGCCGTGCTGTTGCACCAGGGCATTAAAATCCCCTGCTTCCGCTGCAAGGCGCCGCTGCAGATGCCAACCGGTCCCAACCAGGTGCAGAGAGAGCACATCCACGAGCTTGCCTTGGGCGGCCCGGATATCCCGGCTAATTGCAGGTTCAGCCATTACGACTGTCACCGTGTAATCACGAACGGCACGCCGGCGACGTCCGCAGGATCCTCAAAGCACCGCATCGCCAAGACGAAGCGAATAATCAAAAAGGCGGCCGAGTGGAAAAGCCCGGGCGGTCTAACGAGCAAGCCGCGCCGTTGGCGCAACCGCAAACAGAAGATCCGGTCGCGCCCGTTCCAGAAGAGGTTAAAGCCATGAACGCGATCGACGAGGAATTCGGTTGCTGCGAAAGCTGCGGCCAGCCGTTCAAATCCGAAGATGATCTTGTCGGCATGGGCGAGGTCTATTGTTGCCTCGGGTGCTATCTCGAATGGAAAGCTGAATACGACGCTTGCGAGCACGAGTGGGGAGAGACTGACGACGACGGGCGACGCATTTGTAACAAGTGCAACGGGATCGAGCCGGAGCCCGAGCAACCGTGACCGAAATTCCCGTTACGCCGATAAAGCCGATGATCTGTCCCGTGTGCGGATATTTCATGGACGTAGCTTCGTACCCGACCGATCCGACCAAGCGGCCGAAGCCGGGCGATTTGCGCAAAGCCTCACACCTCACGCGCGAAATCGAGAGGGTGATTTTCGCGAACGCCGGACCGGCTGGCATTGGCGCGCTGCACCCGGCTTTGAAGCACTTGGGCACGCGCAAGCAGGTCGACAATGCGCTTCACTACCTCAACCGGCAGGGGAACATCAAAAAGGTCGACAGGGGGAGATTTACGCGGCCATGAGTGAAATGGTTGAGCGGGTTGGTACCGCTATGGAGGCCGTTCGCTATCTGACGGTCGCCGCCGAAATGAACCCGCAGCTTTTGGCCCGGCTCGCCGAAACTCCCGAAGAGGAATGGAGTGCCGTCCGCATCGAGCACGGTCTAGCAGTCAAACGGGAATGGTACCTACGCATGGCCCGCGCCGGGGTCGCGATCATGCGCGAGCCAACAGAGGCAATGGTAAGGGCCTTTAACGAATATCCGGGTCAGGACGGTGAAGCATCTTGGCAGGCCATGGTCGAAGAGGCCCTAAGATGACAACCTTCTGGGAAGCGATCGACGTTTACGCCGCCAGCGACGGCGAGCGCACCAAAGCGCTGTACGACAAACTTATGACCCTTGGCCCCCGCGGTCTCATTGCGCTGAACCTCTTTCGCGCCTGCAAATGCTCGGAGCGCGCCAAGGTCTACCGCGGCAGACGATACAAGGCCGACGCTTACGACCGAAAGCACCGGTCCATGAACAATCTGTGCAAGGAATTGTCCGCGCACGCCGAAAGCACCGGGATCGTATGGGGCTGGAAAGTCGACCCGACCATGAGCGAGGACAGCCCGCACCGCTTCGTGCTGTACGTCGAAATCCCGACCGGGCAGATATCCTTTCACGGGCCGCGCGGGGACGGGCCGGATTACGCCGGCGAGTGGGATCAGGCGACAAAGTCGGGGCCGGACCGGATTTGCCAATGGATTGGGCAACTTTTCGAAACGGTACCAGCATGACCATCCGGCCAATAATATTCAGCGCGCCGATGGTGCGGGCTCTCGGTCGCCGATATACTTGCTGGTCTAGTCCCGCCGGAAAGGAACGCCAGTGACACGCCTGACCCAACTTAACCCTCCGCTGTACCTCACGACGCCGCTTGGCGAAGGGATTTGTCATATGGTCTGGCACGCCTCGCCCGATGAGTTTTTCTTCGGCGTGTTTCAAGACAAGACCGGAGAATGCTGGTGGTGGCCTAACCACAAAATCCGTCTCTGCACCAATCTGTCAGAGGGTAGGTATCGGCAGAGCAAGATCACGGAATCAAAGGATATGACGGCGGCATTAGCGATGCACCGCGAACGGTACAATCTCATAAGAGAGGACGGACATGCGCCTGACAGAACTTGAGCCGCGCGAAATCCCAACGAACAACATCCGCGCGGATACTCGAATAACATTCCGCTGCCCGTCTTGCAGGCTAGGTGCCGTGATAGTCGATCTCAAGCTCGGGCCATTCGATCCAAAAAACGGCAGTCATGCGACCACTGCGCTTCCGCCAGCGTGGGGCGATATGAGCATAACGCCAAGCATCGATGACGTTGGAATGTGCCGACACTGCAACGGCTGGCATGGGCATATCACAAACGGAGAAGTCCGCTGAACACTCTCGCAATCCGCACCTCAACCGATGGCGGGGGAGGAAGCGGCGAGGATTGCGGTGAGAATGTTGCCTGAACTGCCGCCGCGCGGGACGGCCATCAGCTTAAAAAACATGATTGCCGTGCTCGCAACTAACCCCCTGCCCGGACAGTTAGCCGCAAAACTGCATACCTGCATGATGTTAGGGCGGGTGGATCATGATTACACCACCGCAGCAGGGGGTGATGAACATGAGTGAGGCGAAGCCACTTTTCACAAAAGAATGGCTGATGAAAAAGATAGCCGAAGACCCGGACAATTTAAGCTGCGAGGCCGGAATAATGCACCCGGAAGCGCCACGGTTCTTCATTGACCACAGCGTAATCCACGACAAATTCACTGGCAAACACGTCCGGACAGACGAGTTCGAGGAAGGTATCGAGGGGGCGCTTTCGTTGCTCAACTCCATGCACGCTGCGATGGTCGAATTTACGCACACGCAGTATCGGCTCACCGCGGCATTGCGCGAGATTTCACAAAACCTGTTCGACGGATTTGTCGTATGTGACAAATGTCATGGAGAGATAAGCACGCGTGGAATGGATGCTGAGATAATAGCCGTAGCTGCTCTAAAACGGGATGCGAATGATGAACATGGAGATTGAAACTTGGCTCCGATCGCTCGCGGCGAAGGGCGACAAGGGTGTACTCGACAACATCGACGCACGCGCACTCGGCAGAGCCGCCGACACCATAGCCAGCCTCACACGCGAAAGAGATGAGGCGATTGGGTTGCTGCGCCGGTATCACGACATTTGGTCCGAGTCGCTTGTCGATCCTACGCTTGGTCAAGATACACGCGCTCTTATCGGGAACCCGGCGTTGCTGCCAACTTCAGCACCCGGCATGAAGTGTTGTGAGTGCGGCAAGCCCATGTCAGGCGCCAATCCAGATTGCAAGTATCCAGGCAATCACAACGCGGCGGCTTTCAATGCGCGGCTCTAATTATAATCATTCCCAAGCCATGAGCACCCAACGGAGAGAGGTCACCCGAACGATGAGTGAAGACCCAGAACGGACGGCTCGAATACCTGTCGAGTTCTTCGGAGATCGGCGGGCGGTCCGGACAAAAGTCGGGGCCGGACCGGATTTGCCAATGGATTGGGCAACTTTTCGAAACGGTACCAGCATGACCATCCGGCCAATAATATTCAGCGCGCCGATGGTGCGGGCTCTCATAGAGGGCAGGAAACATCAAACCCGCCGCTTGGCGCAAACCCCGAGCGGCCGCAATGCGGCGTGGGTCAATGCCGAGCCCGGGGATTTGCTTTACGTCCGGGAGAACTGGAAACCCCACTCGCTCTATCAAAATGTCCTTCCGTGCCACATGCCGCGGTCAAAGATTTTCTTTGCCGCCGACAACGCCTACGCGCCGCAGGGAAGATGGCGCCCGTCCATTCACATGCCGCGTTGGGCTTCGCGCTTCACGCTCGAGGTAACCGCCGTGCGGCTGCAGCGCCTCCAAGATATCACTGAGGCCGACGCGAAGGGCGAGGGCGTTTATGGCAGCGACCGGGATTGGTCCGCCGGCGGAGGCTGCGATGGCACAGATCCAATCCAAGCCTTCGCCGCCCTGTGGTGGAAAATTCACGGCATCCGGTCATGGAACGATAACCCCGCCGTGGTCGCGCTCACCTTTACCGTGCATCAGAAGAACGTCGACGAATTCCTGCAGCAGCGGGAAGGCCCAACGTCGCCAGGGCTTGATGGCGACAAACCACGAAAGGAAGTCTGTCCGGATTTGTGAATGGGCGGCCGGTCTTGTCCACCGGTCGCCCGACCCGGGCAGCACCTTAGCACGAGCGGGTATCGGCTAACGTCCCAACCACCCAATCCAAAATCGGAAAATTGATATTGTAGTTGCACCCGGCAATCTGGTGATGCGCCAGGTGATGCCGAGCAAACCGCGAGCGAACACCGGCATGGGCGGCGTAGTGCAGCAGTTCGTAGACAAAATAATACGCCATGCCGATCCCGAGCAGGAAGAACCCGGCGTGTATGCCGATCGTGAAGCCTATGGGGGCCATTGCCGCCAGTAGGCCGATGCACACGTAGGCGGGGACCACCACCGAGAAGTTATCCCGGTCTTCCGTGATGTAGAGATGCGACGGCGGGAAGGCGTGATGGTGAACCGTCACATGCTCGTATAGCGCCGTGCCCGGCCTGTGCATCGGCCAGCGGTGAAGCAGATATTCAATCAGGTTGAACGCGAGAAAATAGGGGACGATCAGGGCGAGATCGAGCCACGCGAATGGCATGGCCAGCCACAGGAACAGCAGGGACAACAGAAGCGGGAGGGCGAGCGTGACGAGACTGTAGAGCTTCCCGGTCATTCAATGCCAAGGCGGATCAAGCACGAAGCCGGATATGACCAATCCCATGGCTAAGACGACCCACGTCCAAGTCAATACGTCTATCCAGAATCGGGTCCGCTCCAACCTCACCGGGGTTTCCTTGGCGGATACCGCATCACGCGCAGCCTACCGTGACGCACCGTGTACCACCAGACGCGCCTGACACCCTTTAATTGAAGCGCCCCAAACGCCGCCCGCAGCAGCCATGTGGTCGCCGGGCCACCCGTGAAAGCACACGCCATGGCCACCGGCCCACGGCGGCGTACCGGGCACTGAGACCACCATGGATCGAGATAAGACTTAGCCTCCGGCCCGGCGCGGACGATGAACACTTCCTCGCCGGGCGACACGATCATCTTTCGTGCGAAGGCATACGCCTCACTTGGACTTCGGGTTTGGATTGTAGGTGCGGGCGATGGAAAGAACATCTGTGACCGTCCCGTCAGGGTTCTCCGTGCGAACCGGATCGTTGGCGGCTTCGAAGTCGAGGTGCCCGGACTGATGAAGTCCGACGCCCTTGATGGCTGATGGATCGGTCGGGGTGAGTTTCATGCCCTTTTTGATTGGCACGAGATAATGAGGATGCTTGGGGTCGTCGATATTGTGTTTCGCCATGAGAAATCTCCTGTTGGATACGCTCAGGCTATATGCACGTCATTACGTTGGCAATCTTTCCGCTAGGCGAAACGCGGCCTAATTGCCGGGCGGCAGATTGAGCCGCACGCGGGCAGCGGCAATCTGATTTCTTAGCGACTGGATAAACTGTTCCTCGCCAAGCGTTAGTTTCCGGCCGGCGGCTTCGTGAAGCGTAAGCTGCAACTGAAATTCCAACTGCCCGAGCGTCGCGAAATCGGTTTGCCGCTGAACCGCCTGTAGCTGCTGCAGGATCCGTTGATTGGTCTGCTGCTGCTGCTGGATCGTCTGTTGCGCCTGGGCAAGCTCTACGCCGCTCGCAAAGGGGAGTGGCCCACCAACAATCGGCTTGAGGACCGGGCCGGCGAAGGCGGCGATGGCGAGCAGCGCAGACGCGAGGCTTCCAAAAAAGATGATTGTGGCCGCGTTACCCATCAGCTTTTCGGCCACTTGCTTACGATATCGCGGATCGTCCGCAGCTTCTTCCGGCAGTCGTCGCCAGCGTCGATAAGCTCATTGGTCCAGAGCCCCGCCTGAACTTCGGTTTTGACCGCGGGGGGGACAGCCGGTTCGTCCGCACACATCAGATCATCCGCCGGAACGTCCGGGTAGATATTCTTGGGAACGGTTACGACGTCATGGACCACTTGTGCCGGCTGCTGTACCGGCGGCGGCTTGGCGGTCGCGCACCCCATTAAGAAAGCGCAGGAAAGCAGGCCCAAGCTCGCGATCTTCGCTTGAGGACGCATGGTTCAACTCCGCAGTTAATTGGGCCGAGGTTTTCGCGTGGGCGGTCTGTTCGGCGGTGAGTTTGGCTTGGAGCTTCGCGATCATGCCAGCATCGGCGCGCGATTGCTCAGCCGCTTTGGCCGAAAGCGCCGCGGCCTTCTCCGCAGCTACCGCGGCGGCCGCGTTCATCCTGGATTGCAGATCGTTATAAAGCGCCACTTCGGCCGCGGTCGCGGCTTTGGCTTCCGCCGTTTCCTGCTTCGACGCAGCAAGTTTCGGCGCGTCGATCAGGTGCATGATGTAGGTCCCACTCGCCACGCCCGCGCCCCACGCCAGCACCGCGGCGACGAGATAGACCGCCCACGCCCCGGGAAAGAAGGCTTGGTCGATCATTTTGATGAGCGCGGTCATGGCCGATCAGCGCCGGTCATAAAGAAAAGGGGCAAGAAACCGCGAGCCGTATCCGAGGATCACAACGAAAAGGATGATGGCGCCGGCGGCCAAGAGCCCGGGCGCGGCAGTCCGAAGCATGTTTTGCATGTATCGTCCCCTCAACCCAAGCATGGATAACAGGTTGCGGCTTACGGGAAAAGCTCGCGTTTGGCGAGAAAGCCGATCAGCACGAGCATCACGCCCATGATCGAAAGCGTCGCCGACCAGATAATCCGGTAAAGTCCATCTATCTTTTTGGTCAGCGCTGCAAAATCCTGAACCGGCGCTTTTCCGTCCATTCGCTCGGAAATGCTGTCAATTTTATCTTCCAAACGATGCCGCTGTTCATCGGCATTTTTGTCCCGCTCGCCACAAACGCGCTCGTGCGATTCTATCTTCTGCAGCGCCGCCGAAACGCCATGCCGGGCCTCAATGTCAACGATGCTGGACAGGCTGCGGAGCGTTTCGCCAACGACCTCACGCACAATCAGCGCGATCGAGGCCCGTTCCGCTTCGGTCATTTTTCAATTCCCTATTTGCGAGAAAGCTTGAGGATCTGCTTCTTTGCTTCTTCTGGGCTGATCATGCGGCCGTACAGGGGCGCCGCGAGCTTCTCGCTGATATCTCTCAGGTGTAAACGCCTACCGGGCCGGGCGAGGCCAAGGCTTGCGATCTGATACTCCGCCGCGTGAGCCGGTAACTCTTGAGAGAGGCGGAATTCCACGTCCAATAAATATCTGTCCCACCAGGCTTGAGGGTTGCCATTCTGCTGTTCCGAATGGACCTCTTCATGCGCGACCAGCGCTTTGGTGAGAGCAACGCCGGACGGATTGCATAGCGTGTCGCCGTAGCAGAAGATCACGCCCGAGCCATACGCGCCAGGAAACACCTTGGCGATGGCGTCGAAATTCGGCGGCCGCTCCCGGACAATCCGCATGGTTACTTTTCCAACTGCTTCCGCCAATCCTGGATCTTCGCGACGTAATCAATCGTCTGCTGTGCGAGTGACCCCGTGACCTGCGGCAGACACATCGCGATCGTCTTTTCCGGGATGCGGCTTGGCGTGGCGAAATAGAGGGCACCGCCGCAAAGCTTCTGTGCCTTTACGATATTCCCCGTCCCGGCGTTGTAAGACGCGAGCCCCAAAAAATGCTGTTCCAGTTTCGGGCGAGGCGCAGTCCATGAACGGCGCAGCTTTCCCATGTAGAAAGCGCCGGCCTCGATTGCCGCGTCTGCCTGATTGGAGCTAATGCCGGACCACCCGAGTTGCTTGGTCACATCAGCCCAAGTGCCGGGCATGAATTGGGCGATGCCGGCCGCGCCCACGGGCGAAACCGCATCCGGGTTGAGGCGACTTTCCTGAAAGAGTTGGGCCTTCCAATAGCGCCAGTCGTCGAAATCCGGCCAGTCGCGTTTAACGGCCGACCGGATCGCGTCGTCGTATTTGTCGTCATTTAACAAAAGAGGCGAGAAAGAGGCCGCCAGCGATGAGGACGCCCAGAATACGCAGCCCAAAATAGAGAGCCAGAGCGTTCGGATCTGACTTGATAACATCCCAGGCGTGCTCCTTGAACGTGAGGCCAAGCGACCAATTCATGTAGCGGAATAGCAGCACGAACGCGGCGATAAAAAGCAGGCCGCCCACAACCCCGTATTCGATATTGCGCAGAAGCGCTAACTGCCAGCCGATGAAATCGTTGAAGCTGATCATCTGTACCGTGACTTTCCGCAGCGTTCACAGATTGCCATTCCCGTGCGCGGCCAGCGATGCCCCAACACCCAACACCAGAACCGCCGCATCCAGTCGTGGGTGCCGTTCATTTAATTTCGCCATTCGTGATGAAGCCATGCCAATGCTTCGCGGCGCTGGCGTCGATAGATGGCACCACCGTCAGGGTTTCAAAATCATCGCCGCTCTTTGACCACGCAAAATCTGGCTTCGACGGAACCCAATCAATCCGGTCGCCATACCCCCTGCCTGTAATAGGCAGCATAAGGATAACCTGCTGCTTGAACGTGGTTGGCTCAAAAAAGCACGTTAGGCGCTCATCTTTTTGCCCACAGTGCGGACAAAGAAACGTCAACCCGACACGGCGTCCGTCAACTTCAAGCCATCGCGGATCGAGTCCGGTTAACTTCATTGGGCCATCCCCACAACGAGCATGTCGTTGGGATTCAATAGGGCAGGGTGGTTCTGCAACCGCTCGACGGCACGAAGGAACTGACGCGCAAGTAAGCAAATGTCGCCATCCGGATCAATGTAAGGTTTGTCGAGAACGCGATTGGCAAGCTGAATAGCCTGTTCGTACTCGTTCACTGATTCCTCCCCACGCCCAGCATTCCGCTGCCGATCATGGCACGAGTTGCCCGTCCGTAATAGTTCCATGCCAGTGCGGGTCGAGGCCAACGCTCGGAAATAAAGTCAGCGTCTCGAAAGTGTCCCCGCGTACTCGCGTATGAAAGTGGTCGTGCGGAACTGGTGAAATGCGTGATAACCAATCATCAGGATCAATCGGCGGCCAAAAGCTTACGGCGAGGCGCTTGCCGCCCTGATGACCACATGTCGGACATGGACCGGGCGAGCAGTGGGGACAAAGAAAGGACAAGCCGTAATAGAAATGCACACTTTCAGCTACGTGATTAAAGGTAACCCAATGAGGTCTGAGGTCAACCAGACGTTTCACTGGTTCTTCCCTATTCCCAGCATTCCGCTGCCGAGAAACACGTCAACGATGATGATGACAGCGAGCAGCGCCGCGACGATGATCCAGACTTTGCGGATCATTTGAGGTGCGGAAAGCCCGCGCCGCCGCTCCCGATCACGCACGAAATCAGGTCGAACACAAAGATGATGACGAAGATCGCCACGATGCCCCAAATGATATAGCCGAGAATCACGATGACCGTGCCGCCACCGGGAGGGGCGCCGAACCAACCCGAGACGGTCGGCAGCAACAGCTTTACAATGCCGATCAGGACGCAAAGGATGACGAGCCATATGAGTAGCTCTTTGAAGAAGTCGAGTGAGAAGCACATGCTCAGTCTCCTTGGTTAGCGGTGAAAAAACAACGTCAGCGCCGCGATCAGCAAACCACCGCCACCGATCAGGACGGCGCCCAAGTCCTTCATTCCAGAACCGCGCGCCGAAATCTGCGCGATGATCCGCGATTGATCGTTAAGGCGTGTGTCGAATCCTGCTTGCACCAATTTGACTTCTTCGGCTCGAGCAAATGTCCGCGCTTGGTTCTCGGCCATGCCCTTGATTTCATTCAGCCCCGCCAGCCGTCTTTCTTTTTCCGCATCCGCTATCGTTGCTGCTTTGTCCGCCGCAGTCAGCGCAGCCGCAACCGCCGTATCCTGAGTCTTCGCCCGGAGTGCGTATCGGGAATCGCGCTCATTCATAAGTTCCTTAAACGCGATGAAGCTGGATTCCAGCGACACGATGCGCGCGACCAGATCAGCGCCACAAACACAGGTTTTCCCTCCTGTGAGATTTGTCGTCATGGATAATTGCCCCAAACCCGGACGTAGCTTGTCGCAGCGCCCGGAACGATTGGAGTTGGTGGAGGCGGCGGTGAACTGCACGGGGTCTCCGCGCTGAGCGCAAGCACAAAGCCCTTGCGCGCCGTGCCGTCTGTGGTCGTGAAATTCAGCGTGAAGCCGTCAGCATCAAACGAGGTAAATTGCGCGACGGTAGAGTTGATCAGATTGCCGACCGGAACCTGCATGGCCTTCTGTGAACGAAAGCTGGCAGTATTCGGCGGCACGCCCGCTTCGGCCCTCATTCCGCCAGCCCATTGAGACCCCGCGGTGAAGGTGCTGATGGAAATTCCGCCGGTGTCATTGCTCGGGCCAACGCTCGAATCGGTGGACGTCAGACTGCCCATGACCGCGAGGCACATTTGCGGCGTGAAGCCCACCCCGGTTGTCGCGTGGCTTCCCGTTGCCGTTGGCGTCGTGTAGTCGACCAGCGCACAGGTTCCCCCGTGCAGCTTCACCGCCAGCCAGCCGCAAAATCTTGTGTGCGTCTCGCCAACGCTGATGAAGGTTGGCGTCATTGTGAAACCGCCAACGTCAAAGGAATTTAGCTCTGCGGAAAACAGCTTCGCCGAGGATGCAGGATCCTGGATCACAATGGCTTCGGTCGTACTGAGATACTGCTTCGGGTTGCCGTTGGTGACGTTGTTCTGTTCGCCCCAACTGAGCGCCCTCTGGGTTTGCGACCCGTCGTTCACCGCAATCCCGATACTGATGGTGCCGTTCGCGCCGAGCGACGAAACGCCATTCCGCATGTAGTCGCCGCAGAAGAGAATCACGAAGTCCGGCGTGAACCCAAGTCCGGTCACGCTCACCGGCGTTAGTGTGGTGTTGAAGGTAAGTTCGCCGGTCACCTTTTGCGTGCAACCGCCTTCCAGTGATCCAAAACCGCCCGCCGCGATGAAGCCGCTCACCTGACTTATGGTGACCAAAGGATCGACATTGCCGATGCCACATTCATCGCTTGGTGAACTGAGGAACGGCGACGTCGACGCCTGGTACGGTTCGACGATCGGACCGTTGTGCCAGGTGACCGCGCTGGTATGAGCCCCGCAAAGGCGGCCCCACTCGCTGCCACTTCCAGAGGCAGGCACGCCGCCAAAGGCAAAGGCCCCTGTGTTTGATCCACCGCTGCCGGCGTTCAGTGATGCCACCCACGCCATTCCGCGATTGGCTTGGTTTGATGGAGTGCTGATTTGGTCGGCGTCGATCGCAAAGCCGAATGACAGCCGCCCGTCCGCCGTTTCAGCACCGCCGGCGTTGTCGTCATATCCCGTCAAAATCATGAAGCCATAGGCCGGGACATGGCTGCCAAGATCGGGACTCGTGAGAAAAATGTCCCCGAAATTGGACATGGAAATGTTGAAGCTGTAAGTGCCGTAAGCCATCTAGGTCGATACCCTCGCAACCAGCGTCAGCGTGAACCGCGTGATCACCGTGTCGATTGAAGTAATCGAATAGCGAATGGCAGAATTGGCCGGAATGTGAGTGAGCCAGCCCGTCAGCGTCGTGTCGATCGAGCTTTGGGAATTGGTCAGTGTCGGGGGCGCCGAGGCCACAATGGAATTCGCCAGCACCGGCGGCGTGTTGACCTGAAAATCATTGACCCACACGTCGAGCGCGACACTTCCGGCCAATGTGGATTGAACAATCGCCGCGATGATATCGCAGTCGACCGGACAGTATGAGTCGGCAATAACGCCCGGCACGGGTATCCCGCCATTGCCATCCTTTGTCACTTCCGCGACGAAGAACTTTGCACCCCCGAGCAGAGACGAAATGAAGGGCGCAACCGGATCGGCCGTCCAAATCTCGTTGTCGTTCGCGTCGGTCAGCCGCACCTTGTACAGAAGCGATTGAAGGAAAATCTCCCCGAATATCCCCGCATCATCGGCTACCACCGGATTGGGATTGGGGATCGACAGCGTATCCTCTGAAAAGGTGCTGAGCGGAGTCGCCGTGCCGGAAGCGAAGAAATAAAGCTTTGCCCCCGGGAGCGGCGCGCCCGTAACATCAGGCGCGTATTGATGCGGCATGACAAAGCGTGACCATGGTGTAGGCGCCGTCATTGTCTGCCCCCTTGTAATTGCCGCAGCTTTTGAGCCTGTTCAGGTGTCGCGTAGCGCGGTGTTCTGAACACGCCCGTTGGGTTGCTCCAAGAGCGTGCATAGAACATCCGCTCGTGCGGCGGAATTCCAAGTTTCGCAAGTTCGCGCAAAGCACCCTCACGATCGCCGGATTGGAATTGCCGGCGCAGCCGCGGTAGCTGTTCTTCAAGTTGATCAGCGTGCGCCTTGCGAAGCTGTATCGAATAGGCTTGCGCAGGTCCGCCGGCGGGGCCGGGTTTGATCCCGAATTGCTGTTCGCCGATCTGCCCCGGCGTGCGCGCGCCAGTGGCGATTTCGGTCCCCTGCTGGACCGGCGGCATCTGCTGTAGCCAGAAAGCGCCGATATCCTTCGCCGCGTTCCACAGGCTCCCTTCGGGATTGTAAATGTGCTTACCGTTGAAAGACTTTTGGTTCGCGGCCGTCTGCAGGATTGCCGAGGTGCCAGGCGCCGGCGAAACGAGCCCGTGGATGGCATCGGTCAACGGCACCTCGCCGTCCCGGTATTGCGCCATGGCGTCGACGACACTTGCCGGACCAGCGCGACGAAGCTTTGCATCATCATCGCCCGTCGCCATCTGCACCGCCTTGTCCGCCAGCGGATAAATCATGGCAATGAGCGCCGTCAGCGCCACGAGCTTTCCGATCCCTTCGACGCGCCCCGGGCCAGTGCCCTTGACCGTGTTGCCAAGCACGCTCGCATAGGCTTTCATCATCCCGTAGCGGTAGCGCGAGAAGATCAGGAAATTCGGATCCTGCAGGATTTGTGAGACCGCCCGGCCGCCCGGACCATTCCACGCTTCCGTTGGGATGCGGTAATTCGGGATATCGGCTTCCGCTTCTGCAATCGCCGCTCGAGCCGTCCGGCCCCGGTCCATGAGGTCGTAAACATGCCCGAGCATAAGAACGTCGTTCAGATACCACAGGCCACGGCTCGAGATATCGTTCAGTCCCCGGAGGATTGCGAGCGGAGTGGTGCCGGCACGCTTGGCGATTTCGGCCCAGGTTGCGGGGTTCTTCTGCATTTCCCCGCCCATGGCTTTGATCATGGTTTGGTGGAAATCGCGGGCAACCGTTGGCGCATACATCAGGGCCGAGCCTTCGCGCATCATCCGGAGATATTGCGGCGAGAGCCGGTTCACGTCTCGAGCGGCGCGCACGAGATTTGTTGCCGTGCGGCCCCAAGTGTGCGGCATGAAATTTTGCCAGCCACGGCCGACGAACCAATGCGCCGCGACGTTCGACCCGTGACCAAACCACGAGGACACGGGGTTGATGAAGATGGAGGTGGTCAGCGCGTGATTGATGCGGCCCAGGATTTCGGGAAGCCCGAAGCCCGGCTGATAGAAGTCGTCGACCATGGCCGCAATGCGGGGATCCATGCGCCAGCCAGCCAGTTGGGGAAGTTTCGTGGTGACCCAATTCCGCGGCACATCGCGCGCGTTCGGCCCCGCGGCGTTATCGAAAAAGGCCGGGTCCGCTTTCAGCCGCTCGAGATAGTCGATATTGCGCTTGGCCCTTTGCAGCCGCAGCGCATTGTCTATTGAGTTGATCAGGCCGTCTTTGAAATAGCGGAGATTGGTGTTCTCTTCGATTTCGCGCGTGGTCGCTTGCCGTACCCGGAAGCGCTCGCCGTTCTCGTACCAGGTGTCGCCCACCTTAAAATCCGGCGCCGTGACAATGCGGACCGTCCCACGGTCCCCTTCCGCCGCGAACATCGTGCGCGCTTCCAAAGATGGCGCCTTGCGTGAGAGCGTGCGGCGAGCGGTGAGGCTCCCAGAATAAATCGGATTGGTCGCGTTGGCGCCAGCAGGCTCATCGTACATCGAGCCCTTGCCCTTCACGATGCGATGCACATAGCCGTCAGAGGTGACGGGATAGCCAGAGCGCCGGATGGAATTGTAGAGCGCCGTGCCACGGTCGATCCACGGCTTGACGTATTGCTGAAACAGCGCCTCTTCCGCGGTCGGAAGCGTGATGGCGTTTTCCGCCCGCTCGTAAAGCCGTTCGCGCAGGGCCGGATCCTTCATCGCAGCCGGCAGGCTTTGAAGGACTTTCAGCGCTTCGATTTTGTCGGCTTCGTTCGCTTGGCGCATCCGGAAGAGTTCATCTTCCTGACCGCGTATCCACCCGAACACATCGCCGGCGCCCGGCACATTGAGCGGAAGCTGTCCCGGCGGTGTCGGCCGCTGGAACTTTACGCTTTCAAGAGGTCGTCCAGTGTCGCGCCCTGCTTCGCCCGCTGAAACGCGCTTTCCGCTTCCGCGACGTATTTCGGACCCAAGTTGTTGCTCTTCGCGTAGGCTGAATGAGCGTCCAAGAAGCCCGTCAGTTCGTCCCGGTTGCTCAACCGCCCCTTTAATGCCACCTGGACGCGCTTCAATGTTTTCTGTAGCGGGGTCATTGTAGACCTCCCTTAGAGCGTCAAAGGCACCTTCGTTTGCCTCAATAATCCCGCGAAGCCGGTTCTGCAATGCCACGCGCAATCCCGGATGCGTGTCCTCAAAGTCGCCCTCCAATTTGGCGAGCGCCATGGTGAAATCTTCGCTGTGGTTTTTGGCGACCGTGTGCGCCGCTTCGTGAAGGAGCGTGTGCATCAGCGAGGCCGCATGACCGCCGATCGTATCGGTACGGACCGCCAATGGGTTGAGGAAAAACCCGTTGTACGGCACCGAAATATGAACGCCATGATATTGCCGATCGAGGGACACGCCGACCGGGTGACCGGGTTCGCCCCATGAGGTGTATTGCTCACCGAGCTTTGCCAGCGCATCACGGAAATCCTGGACTACCGTGCCGATCGAGGCGAGGAAGTGCATGGACTCGGCCGGCTCAATCCCTGCCCGCCGCGCGGCTTCCGCAATCACGTCGACGTTCAGATTGCTGTGCAGCAGCGGTTGATCCGAGGGGACCTGTTCGGGCTGGAAATTGAAATCCTTTGGATTGGCGACGGCTTCGGCCTCTTTCGAAATATCGCGCGATTCGCCACCGACCCGGATCTTGCCGCTATCAATGTGAAGGTGCGGCTGGATATCGAAGTTTTCGGCCTTCGGAAGGTGTTGCGCCAGGTTAAGAGCCGTCGCCCCGACCTGTTGCCCGGGCTGATAAGTACCGCGCGCAAGCGGCATCTGAACGACATTGTGGGAGAAGGTCCCACCCGTGTTCTGGGCTTCGTCGGCATAGAATTTCCGCCGCATTACGCTGTCGAGTTGAACGACGTCGGACTTGATTTTATTGGACCAGCCTTCGCGCTGATTGTTGAAGGGGTACATCGGGTCCGCGGCTTTGACCTTGGGCCGCACGTCGTAAATGACCCGGTACGGGATGCGATTGAAGTCCAGAAGCTTTTTGTTAATCGGCGAATCGAATTGATACATGCCGCTCGAAAGAACGCTGTGGTTTGGATAGTCCTTTTCTTCGCGCTTCATGTAGACGTCGATATCGCCCCATGGGAAATGCGCTGTGGTGACCTTCGGCGTTTCGCTCATATCCGAATTGCGCCCAATCGGAAGCGTGGTTGGCTCGCGGCCATTCTTGGAAACCCTCACTTCGACGTCGCCGAGCAGCGGCTTTCCGAGCGCGTCATAGTTCGCGACGTTGTACGGCATCCAAAGGTGTTCTTCTTCACCCCGTTGGTTTTTGTAGGTCTCCGGGAATTCGACCTGGACCGTGGTGCCGTTGGGAAGCGTCGTCGGATGCGAAACGAGTTTGGCCTTACCGTCGAGCAATTCCTTTCCCGTGGTCGACAGCACCGTGCGAACGCCATCGCGCACCGTGTCGACATGCAGGCTTTTGTTGCCGAAGATGAAAGCGAGCTTTGCGACGCCGAAGCCGCCCGATGACTCTTCCGGAGTCAAATCGCCCTTGTTGGTGCCCGCGATCGTAAGGAAAGCATCCTTCACCGTTTCCGGGCTCATCCCGGCGCCGTTGTCGGTAAAGCGGACGGTCCGGTTCGCGTCGTTTTGGTCGATATGGATTACGCCTTCCCCGGGCCTGATATCGCCACGGGCGAGGGCGGCTTTGACCGCATCAAAGGAATTCTGCAGCAGTTCCTTCACGGTCACGTTCGGCATATTGCCGGCGTACATTTTGGGCCCGAAGAGGTCGATCAGCCGCTTTAGGTCAGCACCAACCCCAACAGTTTCCGTGGTCGATCCGGCTTGCTCTTGTGCCCTCTGCATCAGCGCGGACGGCCGCTTGCCAAAGCCGGATTTGGCGACGGCACCCGGGCGCGGCGGAACGTATTGGCCGCGGCTGCCAATTTCGCCGGCCTCTATCCTGCTGAAAACATCATCGGCAGAAACGTCGGCACCAAAGAGCCGGCGAAGGAAATCGCCTACACGGCCAAGCAGCCGGGCGAGCTTTTCATATATCGGGCGGATGAAAGCGGGGACCGATTTCGGCGCGCGCCGCCACTGATTGAAATGCTCGGCGATAGCCTCTTCGGTCTGGGTGTCCTGATCGAAGTCGCCATAGCGCTTTCCGATATCGTGTTTGCCAATCCAGTCTCCGGCGCGGGCCGCGTGCTCCATGGCGCGCCATTCGCCCGGACGGAAAAAGCCCGCGTCGCGCAGCCAATGGATTGCTTCGTGCCGCATCGTGCCAACCGGATCTTTGGACTCGAGCGACCATGCAATCAGCCGCCTGGGTCCAAGCACCGTCGAGCCCATGACGCGCGCCGCGACATTCTGCTTTGCCGCCTCGCCATGAACCGTGATGTTTCGGGCCGGAATGACCTCAGCCTTTGGAACGATTCTTTGCGCGATCCTGGAAACTTCTTCGATTATCGCCTTCTCAGCCGGGCTCGGATTTGTGGGAAGGTGCGCAACCGTGTCGTCGCCGATCACCCGCCGCAGCGCCCCGCCCTCCATGCGCGTCGCTGCACCGGGCTTGCGTTCGTAATTTATGCGCGGGTCGTTCGGGTCGAATGTACCGCGATTGCCGACCGCCGATTTGATTTGCTCCGGGCGAAACGCGACCCAATTATCCGAACCGTACTCGGGCGACAGAGAATCGCGGTATTTCGGGTCGCCTATCACATGCACGCCGTCAAAACCGGCGGCTTCAATCTTCTGGCGCCAGCGTCGCACCTGTTCCAATCCGTAACCAATAAACCCGGGCTCCCCATTCGCCCCGGCGCGAAACACTACATCCCGCCACTTCTCGGCAGTCATTCTCATAGGGTTCTTAATCGACAAGTATGCCGGAACGAGATTGGCGCCCTCCTGGGGGAGGCGCTTCGGCGGCCAATCCGTCGTGTCGATTTCATCCGCGAACTGACCGGCGAGGTCAGGGTTGTCCGTGAAAAAGAACCCAAGCGCCGCAGTTGGATGGGTTGAGGAACTTCCTGCACGGGAGGCGTCAAACGCTTCCGGAGCCGTAGCCGTACCGTGATAGACGCGAAGCGGCTCGCCTTTTTCGTCGACAACTTTGCTGTCCCCAAACCACCGCTTGAATTCAGGCGTTTGAAGCTGCTTGCGCTCGAATAACGTGCCCTGCTTGGGCTTCGGAGGGGGTTCGCCGAAGAGGCCGCCCGGGGCTTCCTGTGCGCGCCTGGGCTGGATCTTGCCGCGGCCTTCCGCCTCGCGGGCTGCTGCCAGTTGGCGCGTGGACGCTTCCGCCCCCGGGATCACCATTTGCGGAAGGGGGTTGCCCTTGGCATCGACAGCGCCCGGTTCGGTCGCGAATTTCGGTTCGCCGGCGGTAAGGCGGTCGCGCTCTTTCTGCAGGAGCTTTGGCAGTTCGTCCGGATTGTTCCGGGCGTAATGCTCAATCACATTGGCGCGGTCGTGAGCATCTTCATAGCCCATCTTCTCATCGCGCATGAGATTACGTTCGTGGAGTTCATGCAGGATGATTGGGCCTAATTCGGTCTTGTTGCTCCCGTCGATCCAGACTTCATTTTTCGGGAACCACTCTTTGTACGCATGGTCGTTCCCACCTTCCGTGAAATCGAGAAACCAGCGATTGCGGACGGTGTTGCCATCGACCTCATAGACCCTGACCGGACCAACCTGTTCGATCAGCCGCTTGCGGGGATCGGGTTTCGGGCCCGGGAGCAGGCCGTTCGCTTCGCGGATGGTTTCACGGTTCATCGGCGGAGGCCCGGCGGGCTGCCCAAGATGCTCGAGCAGATCGCGCGCATATTGCGCCGCCACTTCGGACTGTTCGCCTTTGACGTGGGCGGGCATACCGGGTTCGGTGTGGAAATCAATCGCGTCGCGAAGGCCCTGGACGTCACCTTCGCGCGCCATTTGCCGCAAGATCGCCAGATGGCCGGCGAGCGGTTCGGCCGTGATCTTCTTTCCGGTTTTGGGATTGAGCGGCGGTTCCGGGACTTCCCGTTCTTCGCGCTGAAACCTTACTGCCCCGCGGCCGGCGCCGCCGCGAGAACGCGCAGCTTGGTCGCCTTGCGCAGCTTCGCCGCCCTCAGCAGCTTGTCCGGCTCCTGGGACGCCTGCTTCTCCAATGCCTTCGCCAGTGCCACCAGGTCCGGCCTTGCCATACGACTTTTCCAGTTTCCGCCGCGCGAGACTGACAATATCAGCAGGTTGCGTCGCGGCAAGCCCCGGCATGGTCAGCCCCGGCGCTTTGCGGGCTTTCGTCACATAATTGCTGATCGCTTCATTGAGTTTGGCGCGTCCGACCGGCCCCTTCCATTTGTCCGTGTCGCGGAACATCAGCGACAGCCAGCCCTCGACCGCCGGATCGACCGCTTGGCCCGTCATCAAGTCGCGCTGATTCGTGTACTCCGAAAGTGGTCGCCCCTCGCGGCGCGCACGGTCCACCATGCTCACAGCCGCCATGATATGCGGCGTTTGATCCATTTCCGGCGGAATGGTGCCGTCCTTTGCGTCGGCACGCAGCCGTGCCCATTCGGCGGACGAGTCCAGCAGCGCACCGCCGATCGCCTTGATTTCAGAATCCTTGCTTTCGATCACCTTGGCGATGATCCCCGGATCCCCGTAGGCTTTGGCGAGAAGCGCGTTCTGGACGCGCCGGATGCCATCTTGCGACAGCGCCCCATCGGTATCGACCAGCTTGCCGTATTCCGCGGGCGTCAGCGCACGGGCCGCGAAGTCGCGCACGAAGGCTTGGTTTCCAACCGCGTCGATATCACCACCGCGGTAAAGATCGAGCGAGGAATCGGGCAGAGCCGCCGCATCGGCGAGCGCCTGTTCGGTTGCGGAATAGCCGGCGGTCCCGGATTGATTGGCTTCCCGCACAAAGGCTTGCCGCTCATCGGGCGCCATGGTGCCTTGCCGAATCCGGACGAGGACAGGGTTCTTCATGCCCTCAACCGGATATCCGGAATCGGCCAGATACTTGCGATAGGCGCCCGCGCTGTCCCGTCCCTCCGCGTAAGCCTGCTGAATGGCAAGCGTGCGGCCGTTGCCGCTTTCAACAATGCCGTCCGGCGAGATAATGGGCGCCCCATCTGAGGCCGTGGGGGAACGATCGAGAAGTCGCGGGTTCAGGTTTTGCGCGATGTTGGCGATTTGCGCTGCACTCACCAAACGCGAACGATCACGCGGCTGCAGTTCGCGCGGGAAGTTCGGATTGACCCCGCCGGCGAGAGTTTGTGACGGAGTGAGGCTGTTCGCTTCGACCACCGCATATTTGACCGGCACTTCCCTCCCCGTCGAGGTGATGGCGGTATCGTCCGCAGCCGCAGCAACCGGGCGCGCCGGAATGACGGTACCAGGAGCATTTGCTTCCGGCGGAGGGGCCGCACTTGGAGTTGGCCGCGGAGGCGCGCCGGGCCGCAGGTTGCCGAGCGGACCAAGATCAATTGGCGGTGTCGGGCCGGGAGGTGCCGCGGCCGCGCCGGGCGCCGGCGGCCGTTCTGGACCGGTCAGCAGCAGAGGTGTTCCAAGCGCGCGTGCCGTGGCTGAACTAAAGGCGTCCGCCGCCGGATTTTCGGGTTCGACCGGAGCAGAGGGGCGGACTTCCGTGCCGATCCGGGCAGAGCCGGGTATTTCCTTCGCTTCCGGACTTATCGCGTGATACTCGGCAAGTTGCCCGAGCCATTGGGTGAGGCCGTTTGCGGTCTCTTCCGGAACGCCGTGCTCAATCAGGGTTTGGCGCGCATAGGCCGTGCCGCCATGAATGGCCGCGTTGAACGCGCTACCGATCAGGCCAAAGCCGATGCCGGCGGCTTTCGCGGCGCTGTAAATCGCGGGACCGGCGACGTTGAGCGGCTGCTTCGGGTCGTAAGGATGGATCCCGAACTTGCTGAGGAAGGCTTGGGTCTCCGGCGCGAAATCGCCGTAGAGTTGTTCGGGCGGAGTGGCCGCTTCGCGCGCCGCGGTAACCCCGGCCGACTGGACACGGGCGGCCGCTTCCGGTGAGAGGCCGCCAAGATACTTGTCCGCCGTCTGTAAAGCGCCGGTTGCCGCCTCGAGATTGAACGGTGAGGGCGCCGGGGTTTGCAGCAGATCGTCGAATGAGACGGGCTTTGACGCCAGCAAATCATCGAAGTTCAGTGCGTTCGATTGTCCGGCCCGCGCCTGCCTTGTTTCCGCTCCGCCGGGAGGGGCGACATTGGCGACGTAATCGCGGGTTTCCTTTGGAAGATGGCTCAGCCATTCGTCCCAACTGACTTCGCCCGTGCGTGGGTCACCATACTTTTTGATCAGGCCATCGACGGTTCCGGGCCCCGCATTGTAAGCAGAGGCCGCAAGCGTTTCGTCGCCGTAAGTTTCCCGGAGCGCCTTGGCGTAATCCTGCCCGACCCGGACGCGCTCTTGCGGTGAATTGTCCGCGGCCGGACGGACGCCATAGCCGGGCCGGAAATTTGTTGCATCCTTGACCTGCATGAGACCGCGCGCACCCGCCGGCGAAACGGCGTTCGGATCCTGCTGCGGATCCTCCTGCATTTGGATACGCTGAACGAAATCGTCGGCCGGATCATATGTGCCACCACCGCCGCCCTCGCCGCCCTCGCCAGTAAGGTCAGAGAAATCAAGCACAGCCATGGTGGCTTAAAGCCCTTGCGTCGGGATGCCCGCGGCCTGCAGCCTTTGGAGGATTTGCGCTTTGAGGTCCGGCCGCTTTGCCATCGCGGCTTTTGCAGCAGCAATGGACGCCTGAACGTCGGCCGGACTGAGTTTGTCGCCGCCAGCGGCCGCCGGTTGCGGACCGCCAGCAGCGGAGACCTGCCGGGCGACTTCTTTGGCGCGATTGTCGATCCAGGCTTGCGCGCCTTCCGGAGGATCCGGACGGGCAAGCGAGGTGAATTGGTCGTAATACTCTTGGCGGGCCTGACGCTCGGCACCCTGCATAATCTGTTGAGGCGAAATCGCCCGGCGCCCGGACGCAAAATCCTGTGCCGCCTGATCGTTCAAGCCAAGCGTGTTTTTGGCGAAATTGTATTTGCCTTCGACCGTCTGCAGCGCCGCCGGCGGCCGATACTGAGCGCCGGGCGGACCTTGGGTGAACACCGGGAGGCCCGAGTTTGGATCTTGCGAGACCGCGATTGGCCGGCCGCCCGGGCCAAGGACCGGAAGGACCTTTGGTTCGCCCGGCTTGTAGAGCGGCGGAGGCGCTGCTTGCGGGATGCCCGTGGCAAGAAGATTGGCGCGCTCGGAAAGCGCGTTGCGGTAAGGCACCAGCTTATCAAGCTGCTGCTTCACACGCTTATAGGCGTCGATGCTGTATTGTTCAGGCGGAAGCTGCTGCGGCGGAAATCCAGCAGCCTTCAACGCCTGAATTTCAGCCGCCCATTTCTCCGCCGCTGTCCCGGGCACGGAAGCGTCTGCAATCTTGTTGAAGCTGTCGATCGCGCGATTGATGTTCGCAAGGCTCGTTTGAACTTGCGGGGCCGGCATGGTCGCAACCGAGCGCTGAATGGCCGAGGTGTCTGTTCCTTCCGGCACGGCTCCGGTTCCTACGGGCGCGTTCGATCCCGGAACGCCGGGCTTGCCCATCGCGGTCGCAAGGCTTTGTGCGAAATCCGGCCGGTAATGGCCGATATACTGTCCGGCGCCGGCGATCCCTTTGTCGACGAGAGCCTGCATCCCGTCATCCCACGCCTTCGCCGCGCCTTCCACATCGTCGCCATAGGCACGCGCGCGTTGGGCCACCTCGCCAATCTGTTGGTTCTGGAAAGTCGTCGTGTTGGCCTGAGCGCTTTCCGTCGCGCCCTGAACCGTCAGGGGCGCCAGCCCGCTTTGCGTGTCCGCCGTTGTTTGGGCCGTC